CCTCCATGTATTGACTATAATATGGTATAATAAGATCATTGACATCCATAAACATTTTATATTATTATATTATTATATTATTATATTTAATTATGCAATAAATCCCTTAGTTGTTTAACGCGTCTAACGTTTTTTTGTTGTTTTATGAGTTTCATTATGAGAACCTTCACATAATTTCATTAAATTTGCTAAATTATTTTTATGAAAAACAGATTTATCAGTATGTATAATACCATTTTCATCAGCATCTGTTTGAAATTGTAAATGATGAACTTCAGATCCCATATTTTTACCACATTTTTCACATGTTTCTACAATTTTATTAGAGTTATATTTAGATATAATTTAATATAAATATAAAAACATATATAAGATATGGCATATAATCTTTATTAATTGCTTTTTATACATTCTTTTCTAATTCTTGAAAATTTGCTATATTTCTATCTTTTTTCAAATATGTTTTTACTTGGTTAAAGTATTGTTCTATTGCGTTAGTTTTTAGCGTATACTGAACAAAAAAACGAAGATATCGTAAATATTAGATTGTAATGATTTAATAAAATTATAATCAAATAACTTTTAAGCATAATTTCTTCTCGTTTTATTTTTTCTTGTTTTTCTTTGATTTTATTCCTTAATTTTAATCTTCTATTTGATTTTTTATATTTTTTTCCTCCTTTTCCACCAAATGATTTAAATGTTTTTGTCATATCTTTAACTGAATTAAGCTTTTCTTTAATAGTTGTACAATAAGAATCTCCAACTATTTTACCTTTTTCATCAATTTCAAAATCTCCATTTTTACTAAAAATATCGTTACATTTATTTAGTAACTTTTGGTATTCATAAGCAAGGTCATCACAACTTTTATTTCCACAACATTTAAAATTTTTCAAGTACTCTCTATTATTGAAAAAATCCGATTTTTCCTTTTCGAATTCATAATTTTGAGTATGACCATTAAAACACGTCAACGACATATATAATATCAAAATATTTTAAGTTAAAAATCCTTTGGTTGTTTTTACTCTCTTGTTTCCCTTTTTATCCTTTTTATGTGTTTCATTATGACAAGATTCACATAATGTCATTAAATTAGCTAAATTATTTTTATGAAATACTGAGTCTTCAGTAGTAATTATTCCCTTTTCATTTGCATCAGATTGAAACTGTAAATGATGAACTTCTGTTCCCATATTCTTACCACATTTTTCGCATAAGCTTACAATTTTATTTGAATTATAACGAGAATGTTTTAGAGAAAGAATACTTTGACCATTAGGATTATACTTAATTCTAATATCATTAGCTAAATCAAGAAAATCTTGTGGAAGATTTAATGACTTACATACTTCTAAACCATACATATTATTACCAGGTCCGTCTCTTAATTTACGATCATAAACTAGCATATCTTTTTCTTTATCATATTTTACTTCCATATGTTTTAAATGAACCGTATTAAGTGAAGATAATTCTTCATAATTTACAATTTCATGTAAGTGTGTAGCAAATATAAAGCTACTATTACACGTATATAACTTTTGAATTCCTGCTACAAAAATACTTATCGCACTAATTGTTTCTGTGCCTGAACAAAGTTCATCACCTAATATTAAACTATCTTTGTCCATTAAACGTAAAATAGTACGAAGTTCCGACATTTCTACCTCAAATGTTGATAAACCCTTAAAAATATTGTCATTTCCAATAATACGAGTAAATATATGCTTATATGGCTTAAATCTAAATGATGAACAGGGTACATATAGTCCAGCTTGGGCTAAAATAACTGATATACCTAAGGCACGTATTAATGTTGTTTTGCCAACAGCATTAGTTCCATATAACAATATACCGTCAATTTTACCGTCACCTAAACAAATATCATTCGTTACATATAATTCATTCATTTGAAATCTTTCTATTAAGCAATGACGTAATCCTTTCGCTTCTACAAACGCCTTATCAGCTTCTTCTATAATAGGTTTACAATAGTTATATTTATCAGCAATTAAAGCTTTAGTATAAATAACATCAATTAATGTTATAAAATTAATTATTTTCTGTATTTTAGTTTGATAATCATTTCCGAGTTTTTCAATAAAACGATTATAAATAACTGTTATTAAATCTTTCATAGATATTTTAATTGATGAAATTGTCTTACAAAAATTATTAATTTGTACATCAATAATAAAGTTATTTGAAGCAGATTGTTTTTCATATGAAAATTGTTTTTTTGATATAATAAATGTAAATTGTTTAATATCATTAATACTCAATAATGTATTTGTTTCTTTATCAGGCAAAGAATCTTGTAAAATTTTACATCTTCTACTAGTGCAAATTAAACCATAACTATTTTTTTCAGTTTCATGTATCTTAACAAAGTCATTTGATTTTGTTGTTTTCTTTTCTTTATTTTCAATTAAATTACTTAAATAAACTCTAATTGCCTCTAAACCTAATTCAGAGTCTTTTAACAATTCACTTTTTTTGTCAAGTTCCACGTCAACACCTGGTTTAATAAAATTTGTTTCAAATTGTTGAAATTGGTCAAACTCTTTTGCTAAATTAACATTTATGTTTTTATCTATAAATGTAGTCAATTCATTACAAATTGAACCAACATTTAAAATCTCATTATCAAATTCCTTTAAATAATCTATTATTTTTTTGTTATCCTTAACAGTCTGGAAAATATCAAAAATTAGTTTAATACTGGAAGTTAGTGAATAAATAGATTTGGGAGATATTTTTTTTATAAGAATTTGTCTCTCATATTTCGATATATCTTTTATACACATTAATTTATTTTTAATTTGTTCATTAAATAGATTGATATTTTTTAAAATATATTCAGTAATATCATATTCTCTATTTAATGAAACCGCATTTGAAACTGGGTTTAAAATATTATATAAAAATTTACGTTTACCCATTTGTGTTAAGCAATTATTTAATAATTCAGAAACTGAAGATAATTTAGAAGCTTTTACTGAACCATCATTAATTATATTTAATTGTTTGAGTGAATGATTCGCTAATGTTAAACGATCTGAACAATTTTCAAATAAAGGTTCTGAAATTTTATTCACGAGTTGTGGATTATGTTGATATACAAAATCTAATAGATAACAAAATGCTTGTGTGGCTATATTATTGTCATAAAAGTTTTGAATAAAAACATCGAAATTATCGAATTTATAAAATTTTGAGAGAATTTCTTTTTGATATGGTTGTTTTTGACAATTTTTAATACGAGACATTTTTATATTATTTAAATTTTCATCTATATAAATTTTATGAATTAAATTACACGAAATCCCAGCATAACTTATTATATAATCCAATTCATTTTCATTTGGTAAATTTCCTATTAAAATAACCTCACTTGGATTATAAATTGAAATAAATCTCTCCAATTCATCATAAGTTGTTGGATTATTTACATATGTTTCTTTGAATTGAAATATGCTTGTTTTTCCAGTATAAATATCAATATTAGCTACACCAACAACAACATACTTACCCTTTAATAAAACTTTATTTTCAATTAAATCTATCCAAATACATGATATTGAATTTGTTAGATTTTTTGATTCAGTTTGAAAATATGTTCCTGGAGAGAAAATACCAGCAAGACTTCTTGTTATATTTTTTACATTTTCATCTTGTGTATATACAACCGCTGTAAATCCTGCATCTTGAATTTTTTTCAAATATTTTTCTATCATAAAATCTTTAAACCCCGCCATCAATACATTATTTTTTCCAACGCAAGTATTCTTATCTACAACATTTAATTCACATATTTGAGAGAAATCAGTAATTTTACTCGAAGTAATTATATCATTTTCACTATCATAAATACCATATACTTCAAAAAAAGCACCAACTTGCATCAATAATATAGTATTTTCTCCATATTCATCTTGGTATTGTTTAGTTAATTGAAAATATTCGTTAATTAATGACATATTATATTATATAAGATATCTTTAATATATTATTTTTAATTTATGGTAATATAACCAGTTCACATAAGTATAAAGTTTCTCTCATTAGACCCATGCATAATAAAATTTTTAATTAAACTATAAAATTTATCATCAATAATATTAAAAGTATAATAAAAATGTTTAACAATATAAAGAGCAAATAAAGTATAAAATGGCAATTTATCTGCTTGTTCATGTTGTTTTTTGACAAGATATCTATATTTTAAATTATATATTGATATTTCAACAAAAACTCTATTTTTAATATCTTCATATTTTAATTTATAACCATAAACAAGTTTATTATCTATTTTATATACAACTTTTCCTATTTCAGTTTTTTTAATATCTAGAAAACTAGATAGTTTGTTAATAATACTATTTTCATTATCAGTAAATATATCAATATCAATATCGCTTTTCTCTTGTATATAATCAAAACGTTTAATACTTCCATAAAAACTTATTTCTACTTCATCATCTATATAATTTTTAAGTTTATTTAAAAAAACCCTTTGATTATCTGTTAATCTATTATTAATAAATTCATTCATAATAAAATATATTAAGATTTTATTTTATACACATTTTATTTATAACTCTTTTTCATCTTTTGAAAAATTATGAAGTAATGTATCTGTATTACTATTCGTTATTTCACCTGCTAACATTGCTGATTCATAAAGTTTTCTTAATACATCATTTGGAGCATTGCTACCTGTTTTTATTAAATTATGTTCTCTCAAATAAACCTTTATATCATTCATATTTTTGCGTTTTAAATCTTTTTGAGCATTTAATACTTTTTTTCTTGTTCCTCTATCTTTAATTAATACACCTACTGTTTTTTTTATTTGAGATCTTCCTAATGTATACTTTCGTTTAATTGTTTTTTTAGTTATATGTTTTGTTCCTATTAATTTTTCATATTCATTTTGTGTTATCACATTGGTTTGTTTATTTTCTTGCGGTTGTGATTCAATTAATTGATTTTGAAGAGTTATATTTTCAGTTGGTGGTTTAATAATTAAATTTGATGTCATAATTGGATCTAAATTTTCTTCTTGATTTTTATTTTTTATTTTTTGCTTCAATAAGTTTAATCTATTTTCTCTAGATATTTTTTCAGAATTTATTTTATTACCCTCAATTACTAAAGAAGCATTTGGATTTGTAACAATATCATTTCTAAATGTTTTTGACCATTGTCTATAACTTGGTTTTGTTCCGCCCTTTAATATACCATAAGGAACATCACTTTTTAATATTGGATTATTCAACTTTAAAGGTTCTTCTGTTTGTACATGAATTACTGGTTGCATTAATTCTTCTGGTAATTCAATATTAATTGTTGGTTGTTCATTTAAAGAATTATAATTTTTTATAGTTTTTCTCTCTAATTCTTCTCTACGTTTTTGTTTTATAAGTTCACTATTTTTTTTTTCTTGATCTATATGTTTTTGTTTTGATAATGTTTGTAAATAATTTATTGAATCAGTAAATTCATCAGTAAAATCTTCTATATTTGTTTTTTTTTGGGGGATATTTACATCTACATTAGTATTTAAATTTCTTTTATTATTTTCTAAATTTTGAGTTTCTTTTTGTTTATGTTCTTTTATCCTTTTTAATAGTTTATTTTTTAGGACATTTGGAGATATTAATGGCACAGACTTTGGTTTTGATTTTTTATCTCTTTTTTTTTTTGTTTTTGAACCACCTACACTAAATAATGCAGGACTTATTGAAATTGTTTTATTTGTCATATTATTATTTATAACAAATAAAATTATATAATTAATTTAACTATAAAGAGTATTATATAGATATCGTTTTCTATCTTCTTCTTCTCTTTTTGTTTTTATGTCATCATTTTTTAAATAAATTTCAAAACCCTTTTCTAAATCTTTAATTATTAATCGTTTTTTTTCAGATTCTGGACTACAAAATACCCTACGACTATGAGCAATTTTTGTTTTACTCAATAATGTTTCTATATCTCTACCATAAAATTTAAAACAATCTTTATTTTTTTTAAACCATTCAGCTGTTATATTTGAATTATCATCAATTTCCCAACCAATATCTTTAACCATTTTAAGAAATATTTTAAATAAATCTTCATGTGTGTAATTATCAGTCTTAAATCTCCATGTAAATCTTGAATCTAAACCTTGATTATATGCAAAAAAACTTTCTTTTAATTCTGTTTCATATCCAGCTATTATAACCATTAGATTATCTTTATTATTACTTAAAGCTTCACATAATGTATCTATACATTCTTTTGAAAAACTATCGCGTTTTTCTGGATTTCCAAGAGAATATGCCTCGTCAATAAATAATACTCCACCTAATGATTCTTTTATAACATCCTTTGTTTTTAAAGCTGTCTGTCCTAAGTATCCTGCAACTAAATCGCTTCTTGTTACTTTTTTAAATGTGCCCTTAGAGAGAACACCTATTTTACTATAAATTTTTCCCATAATTTTTGCAATTTCTGTTTTACCAGTTCCTGGAGGACCATAAATAACAGTATGTAAAAATTCACCCGACGAATTTTTATTTTTATGAAGTTCTTGAATAAAGTATAATATTTGATCTACAATATTATTTTTTAATTCCTTCATTCCAATCATATTGTTTAAATCTTCAAGAGGCTCTTTTATTTCATGCAATGCATTTATATTAATATTATATTTAATAGCTGGATCATTTTGATATTTATTGATTAAATCTAATATATCTTTTATATTATTTATTTCTGTTTTAATATTTATGGTTTCTCTAATTGGAACAATTTTTTTTTGTTTTTCAATTGAATCTATAGGTTTTTGAATATAATTATAATATTTTACGTTACAATTACTATTTAAATAATCGAGATATTTATTTGGATCATTTGTAACTGTATTTGATAACAATATATCATTTGAATTTTGTCCAGTAAAATTTGTAGATGAATAATCACCAATTGTAAAATTATTATTAATTCTATCTATAAGTTTATCAATTTCATTTTTAATAATTTGATCTGAATTAAGTGTACGTTTTATTTCTTCAATTTCTGTTTCATTATTATTATTATTATTATTATTATTATTATTATTATTATTATTATTATTATTATTATTATTATTATCTAATGTAGCTAAAAATTTATTATAATTATTAATTCTTGTTGGATCCAGAATATTTCTTTTACGTTTATTTGACATTAATTAATTAATTAATATTCATCTATATTATTTTATTATATATATAATATATAATATATAATGCCAAAAGTACCTTTTCGTTGAGCTAGACAATTAAAAAAAGCATCTTTGCGTAGAATGTATGGAAATCCATGGGATGATTCTCCAGAAAATATATATGATATAAAAATACAATCACCAAGAAAGACTAGATCCTCACCAAAAAAATCATCACCAGGATCAACAAGACGTGTATCACAAGGTAAACAGCCAAAAAAGAGTTCTTTTAAAAGTAGAAGCAAATCAAATAGAAGTGTTACATTTAGACATCCAATAGTTAAAAGTCGTTCATCAACTAGTAGTTCTCATGCAGTATGACGTAGTGTATCAAGTAAAAAATAAGTAATTAATTAAAAAATTAAACTATTAATCGTAAGACAATAATATAAAGAAAATTTATATATTATTAAAACAATTTAAAAATAAATTGAAATATAAAATAACCCAAATTCTGATGTCAAATATTATCGATATAAGAATGAGTTCAAACAACAATAACTGTGAAAATATGGATTTGTTTGATATTGAGAATGAGCCCTATATTGAAACACCATGGAATATTATTCAATCTTATTTTAGTGGACAACAATTAGAAAGATTTGTTAGACATCAGTTAGAATCTTATAATAATTTTATAGGTTATCAAATCATAAAAACTATTGAAATGTTTAATCCTGTTCATATTGCTTCAGAACAAGATTTTGATAATATTTCAAAAAAATATGCTCTTGAAATATTTATTACATTTGAAAATTTTAATATTTATAGACCTCAGATTCATGAAAATAATGGAGCTATAAAACTAATGTTTCCACAAGAAGCACGTCTAAGAAATTTTACTTATTCTGCAGCAACAACGATTGATATTAATATAAAATATATTGTTAGAAATGGTCCAAACTTAGAAAATACTCAAATATTTTATAAAACCATTCCTCGAGTCCATATTGGAAAACTGCCAATTATGTTAAAATCAAATATTTGTGTATTAAATCAGTATAAACATTTTGATAATGCACAAACTGGAGAATGTAAATTTGATGCTGGTGGATATTTTATTATAAATGGTTCTGAGAAGACGGTATTAGGACAAGAAAGAGCTGCAGAAAATCGTGTATATTGTTTTAATATTGAAAAAAATGACACAAAATATTTGTGGAAAGCTGAAATTAAATCTGTCCCTGATTTTAAATGTATTTCTCCAAAACAGATTTCGATGCTTATTTCATCTAAAAATAATGGTTTTGGTTTTCCAATTGTTATTGAAATTCCAAGAGTAAAGCAACCAATTCCATTGTTTATTGTTTTCAGAGCATTAGGTATTATTTCAGATAAAGAAATTTGTGAAAAAATATTATTGGATATTAATGAATTAAAAAATAAACAATTATTAGAAGCTTTACAAGCATCTGTTATTGAGGCTGATAAACATTTAACACAAGAAGAATGTGTAAAATATATTACAAGTTTTGCAATGTATACACCAATTAATATGGATAAAGAAACTGGTGCAAAAAAGAAACATGAATTTACATTAGATATTTTAAATAATGATTTATTTCCACATTGTCATAATATGGAACAAAAAATTTATTTCCTTGGTTACATGGCAAACAAGTTATTAATGGCTTATTTTGAAATAATTAAGCAAGATGATAGAGATTCTTATTTAAATAAAAGAGTTGATTTAACTGGAACTTTATTAAATAATTTGTATAGAAATTATTTCAATAAACTTGTAAAAGATATGGAAAAACAGGTTATTCGTGAAATAAATACAGGTTCTTGGCGATCAAAGGATGATTATGAAAGTATCATTAATTTAACCAATATTTATAAAATTATAAAATCTGCAACTATTGAAAATGGAATTAAACGAGCATTGTCGACTGGTGATTTTGGTATTAAACATAGTAATTCTAATAAAGTAGGTGTTGCACAAGTATATAATAGACTTAATTATGTTTCTAGTTTAAGTCATGCTAGAAGAATATCAACACCAACTGATAAAAGTGGTAAACTTGTTCCACCTCGTAAATTACATAATACTTGTTGGGGTTATCTATGTCCAGCTGAAACTCCAGAAGGTCAATCAGTTGGTGTTGTAAAAAATTTAGCTTATATGACACATATTACCATTTATTCAAATTCATTACCATTATACGAATATATTATTCCAAACATTATAAAAATCGATGATGCACAATTAACTCCAACTCTAATTTATGATAAAGTTAAAGTATTTATTAATGGTGCATGGGTAGGTATTACAAATAATCCAGAAGAATTATATTTATTATTAAAAGATAAAAAGTATAAAGGAATTATAAATGTTTATACTTCTATAGTATTTGATTATAAATTAAAAGAAATTAGAGTTTGTAATGATAGTGGAAGATTAACTAGACCATTATTGCGAGTCAAAAATAAGAATATATTAATTAATAATAATATTATTAATAAGTTAAATAATGGTGAGTATAATTGGGATCATCTTTTAACGTCTTCCAAACTTGAAGAAGCTGTTTTGGAATATATTGATCCTGAAGAACAAAGTTGGTCTATGATTGCTACAAAACCAAAGGATATTATTAATATAAATAATAGATTAAATAAATATACCCATTGTGAAGTTCATCCATCAACAATGTTTGGTGTATTAGCATCTTGTATACCGTTTCCAGAACACAATCAATCGCCTCGTAACACGTATCAGTGTGCACAAGGCAAGCAAGCAATGGGTGTATATGTTACAAACTATGAAAATAGAATGGATAAAACTGCATATGTTTTAAATTATCCAATGCGCCCTCTTGTTGAAACACGTATTATGGATTTAATTCATCTTAATAAAATTCCATCTGGATCTCAATTAATTGTAGCAATTATGACTCATACGGGTTATAATCAAGAAGATTCTTTGTTAATAAATAAAGGATCTGTTGATAGAGGAATGGCTTTAGCAACAGTTTATCATACTGAAAAAGATGAAGATAAACAAAAAATTAATGGTGATGAAGAAATTAGATGTAAACCAGATCCATCAAAAACTAAAGGACTAAAAATGGGTAATTATAATAAAGTTAATTCAAAGGGTATTATTCCTGAAAATACTTTGGTTGAAAATAGAGATATAATCATTGCTAAAATTACACCAATAAAAGAAAATAGAAATGATCATACAAAAGTTATTAAATATGAAGATCAAAGTAAAATTTATAAAACAGTTGAAGAAACATATATTGATAAAAATTATATTGATAGAAATGGTGAAGGATATAATTTTGCTAAAGTTAGACTTAGAACTGTAAGAAAACCTGTTATTGGTGATAAATTTAGCTCGAGACATGGTCAGAAAGGAACTGTAGGTAATATAATTCCTGAATGTGATATGCCATATACTCAAAATGGTGTACGACCAGATATTATTATAAATCCTCATGCTATACCATCTCGTATGACAATTGGACAATTAAAAGAAACTGTTCTTGGAAAAGTATTAGTTGAATTAGGATTATTTGGTGATGGAACAGCATTTGGAGATTTTGATGTAAAAGATATTTGTAATTTATTATTAAAAGCTGGTTATGAAGCACATGGTAATGAATTATTATACAGTGGATTAACTGGAGAACAAGTTGAATGTAGTGTATTTATGGGACCTGTCTTTTATCAGAGACTTAAACACATGGTAAATGATAAGGCACATAGTCGTTCTATTGGTCCAATGGTTAATCTTACTAGACAACCTGCTGAAGGTAGATCGAGAGATGGGGGGCTCCGTTTTGGAGAAATGGAAAGAGATTGTATGGTTTCTCATGGTGCTTCAAGATTTACCAGAGGAAGAATGTATGATGCATCTGATAAATATTCCGTATATGTTTGTAAAAAATGTGGACTCATTGCATCATATAATGATAAAATGCATATTCATTTATGTCATACTTGTGGTAATAGAGCTGATTTTGCATATGTAGAAATTCCTTATGCTTGTAAATTATTATTTCAAGAATTAAATACAATGAATATTGCACCTCGTTTGTTAACTGAAGGTTAAAAATTTAAAATAAAAATTAATACAAAAGCTATTATTATATATATATAAAAAGGCATTGAACAAAAACTTTTTCTCCTTGATACATAACCAGATATTGGTATTTCATGTGTTGAACATAAAGAATAACTTATAAATAAGAATAAAATAGCAATAAAAAACTGCTTAAATTTATCCTTTAATTTCATTTATATTATTATTATTATATATTATAATGACAAGTTTTATTAATGTTAATAAAATAAATAACATATTATTTTTTAATCCAAGAATAATTAAAGATAATGATTATAAAAGACGCCAATATGAAAAATTATTTAATGAATCAGATAAATTAGAAATTTATCCAAAACAAGATAATGGAGAAAAACAAAAAATAAGTGAATTTAAGAATTTTAGAAATGAACTATATAAAGATATAAGGTCTTCTAAAAAATTTTGCGATGGTATAATGGCTACATATGTTAAAGAATCATTATCAACATGTGATTTTATATTACGTGTTGAATCATCACAAACTCGCAGCAAAAAAATAAACGGTTTTGCTACACTTAAATTCATTAAAGGAAGTAAAAGTCTTTATGTTGATGTTATATGTACAAATACCGACATCAAAGGAACTGGAACATATATGGTTAATTTACTTTCTGAAATTTCCGATATGCTTTCTCTCGAATCAATAAAATTAAGTTCAGCAACACAAGCTGTTCCTTTTTATTTAAAGACAGATTTTAAATGTGATCCACTCTGTAAAATGAAAAAAGAAATTACAGGTGGTTCAAAAACAAGAAAAAATAAAGTAAATTATAATTGCACAACAAAAAAACGACATTAAAATTTAATTTAATATTCTTAAATTATATATTTATATATGTTATTTAAGGATATTTCTAACTTCGATAATGTAAATAATTATTTACCAATAATAAATGGCTGTATAAATGCAGATTTAATTATTTTATTTTTATTATATCATGGTGTATTTAAATCTTATTATTTACAAAAATGGTATAAAAAATATCAATTAAGCGCTATAATAGCAGATGTATTAATTTTAGTAATTGGTATAATTTTAGCTCGATTTTTTTATGAATTTTTATTTACTTCATTTAATATTTGGAAATTTACTGGTTTGGCTGTAATAATTCAAATAATTCATGATTTATTATTTTATTGGTTTTTTAAGTCAATTTCAGTAGGATATAATGCTATGTTAGATTTTTTCAAAGATTACGCGAGTGAAGTTGGTGCTGGAGCTATATTAGGTGATAGTTTTATGATGATATTAGCATGTTTAATGAGTTCTCATTTTGCTACATATTCTTTAAATAGTAATATTATTATATTAATTACTTCTTTATATTTTGTTCCATATATGATTAATTATATATAATATTTTATGATTTAAATCTTTTAAACACTTAGAAATTTTAAATGTCAATTTATATAGTATAATTTTTATGTAGGTAAATATTTAAATCAGTAAACAATATACCAATAATGTTTTGAAATTAGTAGTTAGTAGGTGATGAGTGTAAAATACTTAATTTTTTTATATATATAAAATTATAAACCAAAATAAGATGTACAAAATGTTTGAGAACAAATAAAACATTAAATTTGTTAATGTTTTATTTGTTCATAAAATTTAACGCAATAAATTAACAATAAATGTTGTAGATGCAAATAATAATCCACCCCATAAAGTATCAATCAAAACAGTTAGTATAGACCAATTTTTAAATAAAGCATAATTAGTTGTTTCAAAAACACCATAAATAACTATACCTAAAAGAAACGCATCATTTATGCTTTTATGTGGTTTAATAATAAAATAATTAATTCCAGCAATTAAAAATATATAGCATAAAGCAGCTCCTAAATAGTTCATTTTAGCAGGCGATCCTTGAACAATTTGAATCTGATTATTAAAATAGCTTTTTATAACATTCAAATAAACAAAATCTATTGAAATAAAAACAATAGCACTAACTAATAAAATAAAGTCAAACATTATATATTATTTTAATATTTTTCTCTCAAATGAATGTTTAGATAAAGTTTATTTTATTCATTTATAAAACTTTTTTACTATAGTATTATATAAATGTCGACATCTGTAGGATATACTAGCCCAATTAATGGAAGTAATGTAGCCTTTCAATTTTTAGTAGTAAGACCACGTAATTCTGGAGGAGCTATTAATGGATATATGCCTCAACAAACACAATTAACTGATAAACGCTATCCTGAATATGAACAAATTCGTTTTACACTTAAAAATGCCTGGAATACTACTTATCCAAGTCAATTAAGAAGAGATAATTTGAAACAACCTATAACTACACCTTTTAGAGCTGTTAATAATGCTGGTGATTTATTAAGTCGTCTAAATTATTCTTGTGGCGGTTCTTGTCAAACATTTCAAAGCAGACCTGGACTTAGAGGTTTAAGACAACATTTCGGTTCTGTACAGGATACATGTATACCATCAGCAACATATAGTAATCTTCAATTACTTGATAATATTCCTGCTGCTGCTTGTAATGTTAAATTTGTTTATGATAGTTCTGATTATACAACCTACTTAAAACAAAGAGCAGTTAATAAGAATTATAATGATCTTAGTAATGGAGGTGATCAATCTAATGCAAGTCAATCTGCTTGGCGTGCTATTAGAAGATACTAAATATATTTTTATTTAGGGATATTATATAATATATGAATAATCGTAGACTACAAATATTGTATCAAAAAACCGATTTTAACAATCATAAAATATGTCAACTTAATTGTATTTTTAAATGTTGTAAATGTAAAAAAAATAATACAATTTTAACTGAATTAAATACTCCAGTTCAATCATGTTTATTTTGTGGAACTCCTAATCATATTAAAAAATAAATTAATTATCCATATTATAATCGAGACAAAAGTTTATATTATTTAATTAAATAATTTAAACATAAATGAATAATTTAGTATTATGCTTTCATCAACTGAAAAAGTGGTTATTCTTTCAGGTTCACTATTTGGTTCAATATTTTTATTTACAACATCTTTAAATTGTTTAAATTCTATTTTAATACAAAAAAAAATTATAATGTAGTAACATATGATGATAATCATATAAATAAACTTATAATTTTGAATGGATTAACAATGTTATTTTCAGCAGGATCATTTGGATATTTTACATACAATGCTATTAAATAAAATATATTTTGTATATATAATGACAACTCCATACGCCGTATCAACTAATATAGGTTCTGTTTCTTATAATAATTATGTTAATACTCCTATAACTGGACCATTAAGCACAAATCAATTTCCATGCACTATACCATATCATAATTACGGTATTTTACCAGGTATCAGACCTACACCTCCACAATTTTATCCTATGCAGGAACCAGTGTATGCTGATATGAATGCAAACATGAGAAAACAATATTTAAGAACTGCTATATCACAAACAGTTAAGGCTCAACAAACAGCTTTAGGAAAAATGTCTGTACCACAATCATATGTTATTAATTCATCACAAAGACAAGTTCCTGTATCAACTCACACTAATTATATTCCTCCAATTCCATCATCTTTGTATGTTAATATTGTTAAAGCAAATGCAGTAGGTCAAACTGCATATAAAGTTAACTTACCTAATTCAGCACCAACTGGAACTAAAAGTTATTATCCAAGTGGAACACGATCAACAATTAAAAGAGCACGTTCTGGTGGATGTGTAGCACCAAAAAAGAAAGGTGCTATTGAAAACTATAGTTTAAGAAATGGTAAGGTTTGTGCATGGGGTGCAATTGTGCGTCAAAATTATTAATCTATATTTAGAGCCAAAAAATATGTTTAATTTATTATATTAAAATTATTTTGCTTCACTTTTTCAAAAGTGGATAAAAAAAATAATATTTAGTATTATTATAATATGCCATACGGATATCCAGTATTAACTCCAGCATACGGTTTAGGAAGCTACGGTAGAACAGGACCTGCTCTTACTATCAGTAGTCCTCGTACTAGAATTGGTTCTCAAAATAGAATCTATGCTTATTACAAACGACGTGGTCAAGGCCAAGAATACGAGCAATATTTAATTAATGCTCTTGGATTAAAATACTTACCAAAAGTTAACCCTTGGACTTATATTTAAATTTTATATTTATTTTTATATTTATAAATATAAAATTTATATCAATTCTGCTTTTACACATAATGTAAACCAGTTTATATTTTTAATTTTAATATTTACATCTTCATATATTTTTTTTTGATTTTTTTTATTTGTATCAAATATAAATAATTCATATAAATTATCTTGTAATACAACTGTTATACCAATTTCATTTATTGACATTATGTAACCTTTCCATACTTTATCCAAATTATCTTCAAAATATGTTAATAGTTTTAGATTAGTATAGTAATCTGTTAATTTTTCAATATATATTTCTTGCATATTAATATGATTTAATATTTCATCAATATTTTCATAAATTGTCCCTGATAATAACCTATGTATTATTACATCAAAATAACGTCTAATAGGTGATGTAAAATGTGTATAAGAATTTAATCCTAAGCCAAAATGACCTTTATGTAATGTATCATAATTTGCTGGTTTAAATTTTTTAATTGTTAATATTGAATCTATTACACTATTACCAGTAAAAGTTTTTAATTCAAAATCTAATTTTATTTTTGAATGATATCGTTGAGGAATTAATGAACCTACATGTTCACTAACCGTTAAATTTGTTAAAACCATTAGCGTTTCAATTATTTTATGTGCATCATCAAAAAAATATTCTAAATTATGATTTATTAGTTTACCATTAAATTTATCAATATCTAATTTAAGATGTGGTATATTAAAGGTCACTCGTTTCCATCTATTATAAAAATTTAATAAAGTTGGAAATTCATTTAAGCAATTATTAAATTCATTGTAATCGTATCGTTTTTTAATTCTAATTATTGATGGGTAAATTGAATGACTAATTATATCTTGAGTATTAACATCAATTAAATATTCAATTGTAATTGTTTTTCTTTCTTTTCCTTCAATTAAACTTAATTTATCTTCAGCTAAATTTTTAGGCAATATATTTCTAACTTGTTCGGGTAAATATAATGTAAATGAATGCTTAAATGAATTTATATCATTTAAACTTAATTTATCTATTTGTTCATTTGCATCAACAATATGAATATAAATTTTATTTTCATATATACTTATAGCATCATCAAAGTCTTTTGACTTTGTTGGATCTACATTGAATGTATAAAGATCTGTTAAGTCTTTATATTCTTCAGTATAATAACATTTACTTTCTTTATAATTTGGAATAATAGAACATAAATTTGATTGTTCTTCATATAAATTTATAAATAAATCTTTATCATTTAGTCTATTTTTAATAGAGTCAAATACATGTAAAATATTTATAAACTCTAAACCAATCTTAATTATAGCAACTGAATATAATTTAAAATTAGGTTGTGTTATGAGTTCTAGAGAGAAAAATTTAGGTAAAACTGGGAAACAAAAAGTTGTTTTAGTAGTATTTATATCTTTAACGATACCAAATAAAATCTGTGGTTCTCTCTTTAAAATCTTTAAAATATAAATCTTATTATCAATAATTTGATATTCAACAAGATCATTTGGTAATAATGTGTTATAAAGTTTATTTTGAACAATAAAGTGTTTATCGTTTAAAATAACATATTTATTATTTATATTAGCTATAATTCCAGTTAATTTATCCATTTATTATAAATTATATTTATATTTTTTTAAATAATTTATATTAGTATTTTTATTTACAGTTTATATAATGAATAAATATTTAGTTGAATTTTTAGGAACGATGTTTCTAATGTTCGTTATTTTTGCAACAGGAAATTGGTTGGCTATTGGCGCCGCTTTAGCGGTTGCTATTTTATTAGGAGGAGCTATTTCTGGGGGTGCGTATAATCCTGCTGTAACATTTGCGTTATATGCAGCTGATAAGTTACCAAAATCTGATGTGTTACCTTATATAATAGTTCAAACTCTTGGCGCTTTAGCAGCTTTTTATTCTTATAATAAATTTGTAAATAAAGCTTAAGAAAAATTATATATTTATTTCTTTTTGTAATATATAATGCCTAGAAAAAATAGACAAAAACATAGACACAGAACAATGAAAGGTGGATCATGGGGAGTTGAAACTTCTCCAACTTCTGATTCATGGTATAATTCTTTAACTCAAGGAGCAACAGATTTATGGAATAAAACAAAAAAAACGGTATCAGATGCAACATCTAGTATAACAGGTTCACCAACTTCATCTTCATATATGAGTTCACCAACAACATATTCTTCACAACCAGTGCAACCACCAGTGCAAGGAGGAAAGACAAAAAGACGCTATATGAAAGGAGGATTTAAAGATAATATTCCTACTACAGGCCTAGCTGCTCATGCTGCACCATTTTCTGGACCTACTGCCCAACCTCATACTTGGGTTGGCGGAAGAACAAGAAAAAATCGTGGTAAAAAACATAGATGCAATAAATCTTGTAGACATAGACGTTAAATATAAAATATATTTAAACTATTTAAAATAATATTATTTATATAATAAATAATGTTAATTTTTCCAACCAAATTTTTTTTATTGTATTTATGGGTTATATTGCATCTATATTAGGAGATTGGAACTCAACAAATGCTGTTATATTTGCTGATGCAACATGGGACTGTGCTGGTGAAATCCTCCATGTGAAAACTGTGCAAAAAGAGTTTCTTCAGGAAGTGGTCAATCACCTTATGGATGTGCTCCTTATGTTACACATATATTAACTGCAGGTGGTGTAAATACTGGCTGTAGTAAATGTGGTAGTGCTGGTTGTTATTCTAATGTAGAATATAATGGTAAATATTATGACTTGAATGTAGTTGGAAGTAAAGATAAGAATTGTGGTGGATTATGTTTAATGGATTATTTACAAGCTAAAGGATGGGCAGAAGTATCACATGATGAAGTTGATGCTGGAGTTGTATGTGCAGTTGATGGGGTAGTAATTTTGAGGATCCTTGGGGTCATATTATATTTGGAGTATCTAAAGGAAAAATTGATGCTCATAATGTTGCTCGTTATCATCAATCAATAGATGTATATTCTGGACATATTAGACAATGTCTTAAAAAAAAATCTTGAAGAGTTTTAATTAGAAAATATATGTAAATTCATAAATAAATATACTTAAAAATTTGTTACTACAATAATGTAAAGAAGTAATGGAATTAGTAGTAGATTCAGATATATATCAGCCAAATATAGATGATATTGGAAATTATACAGATTATTTACCTCCTTCAAGTAAATTTAAGAATGGTTTAAGGTGTCCTTGTGGTGCAAGAAAAGACCATGTTTTTGATAGCAGATCTAGTTTTGCAATTCATACAAAAACAAAAACACATCAAAAATGGTTAACTGAATTGAATACAAATAAAATGAATTTTTATTCAGAATGTGAAAAGCTAAAAGAAGTAGTTAATTCGCAGAAAATAATCATTGCTAAATTAGAAAAAGAAGTTAACACTAAAATAAAAACGATTGATTATTTAACACAGCAATTAATAAGTAAAGAAAATAATAATATTGTTATGGATCTACTTTCATTTGATTAAATATCTTCTTTAATATTTTTATCAATAACAACTTCTTTCGAAATATTTTTAATAATTTTGGCTTCTTTTTCGTCATCATTATTACCAGAACCACCCATAGCTTCTATAACTAATTTACTATATTGATCAGAATATTTGGACTCGCTATAATTACAACCAGGATGAGTTTCTTTAAATTTCATAAGAAGTCTTTGGTTTTTACAAGCAACATTTTTAATTACTTTTTTAATTTTATTTTTCTCATCATCTTCTTTTTCCCATTTGTCTTCATCTTTAACATAAATTACTTCTCTCTTTTTATCAGCACAATGAATTGGTCTTTCAGTAATATCTAATGCTTTTAAGTTTTTAACAATTATATTAGAAATACCTTCTACATAACCAAGTTCTCCAACTGCTTCTAAATCAGATAATTGGAGTTTAATTGAATCAGCAAATTCCATAATATTCATTGCATTTTTACATGTTTCATTTAAAAAGAATTGAAGATTAAATGCTTTATTATGTGAATTATTATTAATGGTGTTATGACTATTATTAATTGTGCCATTTTTCAAAACTTCCATAATAAGTGATTTAATTTCAGAATGCTCTTTAATTAGCATCATAATAATGTCTTTATCAGTAGTATCTTTTGATAGAGGTAGTTCAGAACAACATCCTTTATTTTTATGTTTCCATAATCCAGATCTATTTAGGAATTGTTTATTACAAATTTCACAAAATAGCTGATTTTGGCTGAATTTTGGCTGAATTTGGTTTCCAGCCGTTTCCAGCATTGATTTTCTGCTATGTTTCAAGCTAATTAAATGAGTATCATAATTACATTTTTTACTCGTTCCATAGTCACAAAAATTACAAAAAAATTTCATCGCTGATTTTGGCTGAATTTTGGCTGAATTTGTTTCCATATGTTTCCTTGAGAAAATATTTTTAAGTTTTTTTTTAAAAAAATATGCTAACAAAATAAAAAATTATGGTTTAATTTGTGACGATAATTTTTCACTATCGAGACAAAATTTTTTCTCAGTAAGAAGTATTTTGGCTTTCGGATTTTGGACATTTTTTTTGTCCATTTTGAAAAAGTTAAAATACTTTTCATTTTCGAAAAACGCTTCACATCCCTTCATATGTAGGGAGTTTTTTTTTGGGGAAAAATCACAAAAATTATGTTTTTACCTTCATCATGTAGTAATCTGTCTTTAAGTAGATTATAATAATATATATTATTCCTCAGTAAGATCAATAAAAATTGGATCATTTTTTTTATACTTTAATAAAGGTAGTTTTTTTTCACAACCAGGACATTTATGTGATGCATATTCTCTCGCAAATCCTGAAATAGGATTCCACCAACAATTCTCACAAATTCTATGTGCCATTTTTCCATGTTTTTTAAAACAAATATTTGGAATTAATGTATTTTCTATAGTTATAAAATCCTCACACATAACACAATTTATATCATTATATTCTGTATTTTGCATTATAAATTATAATTTTTTATTATTTATAATACTTAACGTGATTTTTCCATTAATCTATATAAAATTAACAAACCTATTACACCTAAACTTGCAAAATATAATTGTGCTAAAGGATCTGTCGGCATTAAAATTTCTTCACTATTCTCAAATGTTTCTCTACACCCCTGTCCAGTTAAAGGATTTTTACGATTTGGAAAAGAACAAGGATCCATATTATTTATATCAACTAACGTAACATAATGTGTTTCTGATGATTGTATATTACTTGAATTTGGATTTAGACTAGTTGGTGAAATAGTTTGCATTGTTATAGGTTGACATGGCGGATTAGAACCAGATAAAAATGCTCTCATTATTGCAAAAGGATTTAATACATTTAAATTACTCATAGCACCTGGAATTAAACCTTTAAATTCAGTAAAATTTACACCTAAACCACTTGAGATAATAGGAATATTTCCCTGAGGTACATTATTAATATAAATATATCTATCTACTTTTTTACATGTAGATATGTCATTTTTATCAGTACAACTATCAATGGCAGCACATTTAGCTCCAGTTTTTAAAAAAAATTTATTTCCTAAAGGTTGTCCTGTAGCAGATGCTTTACTTTTTCCAGTTACTAATACTTGAACATATTGTATTAATCCATCTATATCTTTAGCCATTTGTTGAATTGTTCCTTTATCACTCATACCAATTTCAGATGGTGTTTTTATATTTGAATAATAAGGATAAGTAGGTCCTAATAATCTTTGTTCAACCCCTTTCGCATCTTTTAAAACTTCTTCAAATAAATTTGACATTATACTTACTAATTTATATAGATATATTTTTTTAAAATTAATTACTATTCAGTTATTAAATTATCTGTATTTGTTCCTTCTTCATCTGTCGCACCAGTAATTTCAGGAGCTACTCCCCCAGTCAGTTGATTTGCATATTCTTTTTGAGCTTGGACTAAACCATTTACTTGTTCTTGTAAAATTAAAACATTTCCACTTAAATCTTGAACTAATTTATTCATACCTTGAACTGAATCGATTCTCTCTTTTAAATATGATATATTTCCTGCATTCTGTTGTGCTAAAATAAGGGCATTATTTGGATTATTTATATCATATGGTTTATATTGAGTTTCAAGTCCTTCAACCAGAGGTGTAAAACTATCAGAGCCTTGGAGATTCGCTTCAATTATATTACTTGCTAAAATTATTTGATATAATATTAGAACAATAAAGAATATTATTAATATATTTACCAAAGTTAACATTTATATTATAATATTACTTTTTATTTTCTTCAATAATAATATAAATGTCATCAGCAGTTTATCCATTAGGAATGAATTCAATGCCTGCTTCAGGTTATACTCATCAAAGTACATATTATAATAAACAATATATACCTTGGAAAGGAACTGGTGCTAATAGTTTTCCTGTAGGAACAGCTCCAGGACATATAAGACCTTTAACAAATAAAGATCCTGGTAATGTTTTCCAGACTGGTTTTGGTTTAGCTAGGCCAATAAAACACTATAGAAAAGGTAGAGTTATACCATCACAACCAATTCAAGGTGTTCCTAATTTACATGTTAATAGTCCTTATACTGATATTAATTTAAATGTAAATGAAAATGGACTTATTAATTATAATATGAATAGATTTGTTAAATCTAGTACAGCAATTCCATTAGGTGGATCTAGTAGTAGTTCAGGTTTATTAAATGATATGATTGGAGTACCAGGATCTTACATTGTAAAATTAAATCCACCAAATGAAATAGATGGTGTAACACAAATGATTAACGATTGTAAAACATGTGAAGGTATAGGAATTGTAGCATCTTATAAGCCAAATAGTTTTAATCTTTTAGAAAATCCAGAACCTAATACAACAAATCCAGTATGGTGTTGTAATCAAGAAAAAAATGCAAAACAAAGAGTTATATATGCAAGTACAAATTTAAAAAAAAATTATTACACAACAACAAAACAATATCTTCAAAATAGATGTAAAACTTATGATCAAAAAGCATTTAATTTTTTATCTTATAGAACAAATGGAACGGGTCCATATGATAATAATAATCCATACTACTATTCTGTAGATGGAAATAATGGACCTAAACCTGGAGGACCATTATCATTAGCAAATACCTATTTAGCTAATTGTCAATTAAATGCACAACTATATGAAGGATCTGAATTAGCATTTATTTATCAAATGCTTGGTATCATGGTTAATGAAAATATAATAACTCAATCACAAGTTACAGAATTTAATAAAACAGAAATAAATTCTATTCAGGGGTTTTTTGATTGGATTCAACAACTACCTGAATCTCAAAAAAAATCAGCTTTAGTTGTTTTTGAAGTCTTTATAAATAATCCTTATTGGGGTATGCCTCCTTCTGGTCCAACAAATCCTACTGGTTGTCAGTTAACAGTTTATAAACCAAATAACTATCAATTTGCTAAACAAGGTGCAGTATCAAGTTCAACAAGAAATTTGAAATTGAATGTTGATACCATTTCAACAAATGCAGCTTCAATTAATAATTATAATAATTTAGGACAACAATTAGTTACAGCAAATGAATTATATGCTGGAAATGCAAATAATTATAGTAATCTATTAAAAAATAAAACAACAACTCAATGTAACCCACAATTGCCATTGAATTTTTATCAATCAGGACAATTTCAAAATAAAAAATTCTGTAAATATCAAAAACAATTACCTGAATATCAAAATCCTATTTCACAACCAAGTCCATACAGATATTATCCTGGAACTGTATTTAGAACAAACTATTATTCACAATCACCCAATACATATAATACAACAACGGGAGCCAATGCTTATTAAATAAACTTAAATTGTTTTTTATGAAAATATAATTTATCAAATGGTGTTAAATCTAAATTAATTAAATTAAAAATATCTTGCTTACATTCATTTTTATAAATATACCATAGTTTTGATCCAGTAATATTACGTTTTATAATTTTTTTACACCTTTGGACATTTAAAACGCCGACTTTATTTTAGGCATATATATTATTTAATTATTTATAAAAAAATTGAATAGCTTTTTATAAATAAAATACTTATCATAATACAATATACAGAAATGGAAACTAAATCTGAATTGAATAGTTTAATTGTTGAAGACAGAAATGTGCCTGAAAAACCAAAAAAAATTAAAAAGTCAAAACCTAAAAAAAATATTGATTTTATTATTGAAGAAGATGATAATGTAAATGAATTTAACAATAAATATGTAATTCAAAAAATTGAAGAAAATAAACAAATTAAATTTAAAAAAATTATTGAAGAATTAAAACAAATTTATCCTCTACAAGATGAACTACTTATAGAATTATATAATAAGTCTATATCAATACATCAAAGTAATATACAAGGAAATGGTGATTTTTTAGAAAATGATATTGTCGTTTCAGAATTAACAAAGCATAATATTCCATTTAAACAGCAGGTTACTATTGGCAAAGATGGTATAATTGTTGGATTTAATGAAAAAAAAAGTAAATGTTATCATATTATTGATTTTGTAATTGGAAATAATATTGAAATAGGTAAATCAATAATGGAATATAAAGTTTTAAGTTGTAAGACTACTTGTAGAGAAAGATGGACACAAGATGATTGGTCTTTTACATACATTCCATCAAAATATATTTTACTCACAATATCAAATGATTACCCTTCAAGTGTTAGATTTAGAGAAACTGAACAAAGAAAAATAATTACTTGTTTTCCAAAGTCAAAAGACGATAGAAAGTATAAATTGAGTTTTGAAGACCTGATTAATGAAATAATTTAACTATAATATTTGTTTATATTATTTCCTATAATTTGTGTAAATATTGTTGGAATTGTATTACCTAATTGTTTCCATTGCTCCCTTACATTACCCTTTAATTTAAATGAACTATCAAAACCTTGCAATTTTAAACAATCATTTATAGTTAATCTATATTCATGTCCATCAACGATATAACCATCCCAATTATGTTTATCATCAATTGGTGAATTTTTTCCTCCACAACGAATTGTATATGCTATTTCTTTTTCAAAATTTTTTTCCAAATAAGTAGATAGTGATACTTGTTTTTCATATTCTTTGAAATTTAAAATATCATTTAAATTATTTTTAAATTCTAAATCATTTCTAATGCCAACTATGAATAATCTTTTACGCATTTGAGGTATTCCATAATCACTACATTTTAAAACCTTATGTCCAACAATGTAATTTTCGCTTTCAATTTGAGATTTGATAGTTTGAAATGTATTTCCACTATCATGAGCTAAAAGACCTTGAACATTTTCTAAAACAATTATTTTTGGTTTATGAAATTTAACAAACTTCATAATGTTAAAGAACAATGTTCCTCTTTCATCATCAAATCCTTTATGTTGACCACATTGAGAGAAGGGTTGACATGGAAATCCAGCACATAAAACATCAAATGGTGTAATATCATTTGGTTCAATTTTTGTAATATCTCCTAATGGTTCTTGGTTATAATTTTCTTTATATGTATGTTTTACAACATTATCAATATCACAAGCCATTACGCATTCCCAACCGAATTTATTAAACGAATAATGAAAACTACCAATTCCACAAAATAAATCAACAAATTTTAAAGGTGTTTGATGTGAAGATTTAGAATTTTCCACACATTCATATTTGTTTATAGAAGTTTTTTCATTATGTTCATCTATAATTGTTAATTCAATTGCAGGTTTAATAATATTTGATAGTTTTTCTTCAACCGCCTTATCAACAATTTCTTTGATTTTTAATTCATTTACACAAGGATTTTTCTTATTTAGATGAGTTGTGTAATGTCCCTTTTGTTTAAACTCTTTACCGCACTTTTCACAAGTATATTTGCTCATATTATGTTTATAACATATATTATTATTATTATTTTTCTAAATCAATTTTTAATTTAACTATTTTTAACTAAAATAAGTTAAATATAAAACAACGTGAAATCATCAAACACATAGTTATCAAAGATGTTTTCATCGATTATTTTAAATTGATCTTCTTTATCCATAAATATATTAAATATATATTTAATATATTTAATATATTTATATTATTTCATTTCCATTTATTATTGGTAAAAAAATATTTATTTTTTCATTAAATTTATTACACGGAATTTTGTGTTTTTCACACCAAGAAACAGATTTTTGAATATTATTTTTTTTTACACTTTCAATTTTATCATCCTTATTTTTGTTTTTATAAATTGTAATAATTTGATCTAATGCTTCTAATTGTTGTTGTCCAATTATGATATTTAAATCATCTATTTTATTTTTAAAATAATATGGAATATTAAAATCAAAAATTTCTTTAATATGTTTATCTTGAAGTTTTTTAAGAAAAATAATTAATCTAATATAATTAGATCTTAAATAAGTATTAGTTGAATCATAACATTGAAAATTTTTACATACAATATATCTATCAAATGATGTAATATTATTAGTACTTGGTTTACAGATATAGACTTTATCATATAATGACGATAAAAAATATAAAATATCAACTACAGGTTTATAAAAAATTTCTCCAATTTTAATTATAGAAACTCCATTATTATTTTGATTTTTAAGTATAAAAATAACAATTTGAATCAATGAATAAAAATAATTAGATAAATCAGTTTCGTAAAATATAAAATCAAATTTACATTCTGATAATTCATTATCAATATTAATATTATTAAATAAAATATGGTTATCAGAAAAATCTTCCCTTAATTGTTCAAAACATTCAAGTGAATCAATATTATTCGGTGATATATGTAAAAATATAATTTCTGATGTTTTAAATAAATCAAAAATGTTTAAACTATTTGAAATTTCAAGTAAATCATAAAATAAATTAGTTTGTGGTCTTAATTTACTCACTGAAAATTTAGATCCAGGAACTTTTGAAAATATAAATTCACATGGATTAATAATTTTAATTGCATCATCAAATGTATTATTAGAAATATCAGTATCATTAGAAAACATATCAATAATTTGTTTTTTAATTTGACAATAATAATTTAATAAAGAAGAAGAAACATATGGTTTGGTTATTTCATCAGAATATTGTGGATTAACATTTATAACATTAATATTTTTTGGTAGTATATAATAACTCATTGGTCTTAATTATATATTATAAAATTTATTTAAGCTTGTTACGAAAATTTATAGTTAATTCTCCTCATCGCTACTTTCTATAATTAATAATTTTTTGGGTTTTTTAGTTTCCTTTTCTTTAGCTTTTCCTTTACTTTTCTTTTTTTCTTGTTTTGCAATTTCAACTTCAATAGCTTGAGTAGGTTCATCAACTGCTTCTGTTGCAGGAATAAGCATTATTTTATTTGATAATTTTCTAATTTTAGGTGTAAGTTTTACTTGCTCTTCTTTCGCAATAACAACAGCTTTTTTTGTTTCTTCTTTTTCTCTTTGTATAACAGCTTCTTCATATTCGCCTAATTCAAGTCTTAATTTATCAACATTAACTTCTCTAACTTTTTTGTAAATGAAATATCTATTTAAGAATGAAATTTTCTTTTCAAAAGAACTCATTTTAGGTGCTTCTCCAAACATAGTTTCCTTAAATTTATTTTTTTTAATTTCATCCAACATATTAATAAATAATTCACTAAATAATCCAGAACCTTCAGGTAATCCCATTTCATTAGCTTCATCTCTATTAATAAGTTTAAATCCATAAGCATCCATAACTCTATCGAAATAATCATAATTTACAAGATATTCAGATATATATTGATTAATAGATTCTTGATAAACACTTATTTCATAAGATAGTGAGCTAGAATTATCTTCAAATTTATCAGATGTATATTTTTTAACAACTTCCCAAATTTTTTTACCTTCATCAACAATTTGAATACTATCATTAGTTTTAATTTTTTTAAGTTCATTAAATAATAATTTACCGTCATATGAAGTACCAATAAAGTAGCCATTAAGTTTGGTACATTCAGCAATATTTCTAAGAAAACCAAGTAAAATATCAGGATCTTTAAAGAAGTAATGAATTGCAAATTGACAAGAAGATACATTAAATCCTCCATCTCCTTTTCCATATAATTTAGCAACACCCTTACCAATTTTATCAGCTTCTTTAGGTCCATTACCAAAGACAGCAGCAGTAATTTGTTTTGCTTTATCATTGAGTAAAGCTGATCCATCTCTTATATTATTTGCACTATTACCATTAGCAAATAAAGCATATGGTACATGTTTATTAATTCTTCTAGATTTAAGATATCTAACACATGCACCATCGAGACGATTTTCTAAATTATCTGGAGATAAATCGATACCGAATACAAATGATAATTTAGCTGCGATCCATTTAGGAAGGTCGCCTGCTTTACCACAAGCAAAGTCTATTAATGTATCGCCTTGTTTTGATGCTTCACTAATAAGTAATTTTTTTACATATAAATTGTGGAAATTTTTTAATGCCTCAGTTTTCATTTTACCTGCTGGTGTATTATAATAAATATCTTCACTTACAGTTACCTCTGGTATTCCATCACCAGTCATAAGCATATCTTCTGTAATTCTTCCACTAGGATGAATTGATTTCCAGTTTTCATTACATACTTTATAAGAATTTCCATATTCTCTATCACCTCTTAATAACTTAGTTGTTTTATCATATCTTACACGTAATGGTTCCCACCTCCAACCTTCTTCAGCATCTAAATTATATGAAAACTCTACAATTGTATTATCTCCAAAAACTTCACCCTCTTTTGTAAACATTTGTCTAGCTCCAGAATCATCTAATTTTAACATAATATTACAAATACCTGCATTTGGATTATATGGTTCTGTTGGATAAAATCTCTTTGGAACATAATCATTCATTTTTCCTGTTTGTTCTTCAAAACGTGGTTTATATTCAGGAAGATTATCATCTATTATATCTTGACATGGATTAATAAATCCATCATTTTTTTCACTAAATCCACATCTTAATTCAATAACTTTATAATCACTATATTGAACAAAATTTGATGCAGATATTCCGTCTTCATATAAAGATTTAATTACATCTTCGCCTGTTAGAGATTTTAATGTAGTAACTAAGAAATCAATTGTATTATATTGTGGAGGTTTCCATTTAAAAGAATATTCCCATGTGATCTTTGTTTTTGGTCCAGATTTTCCAATGGTATTAGAACCAACACCATAAAACATATGTGTAAATATTAATCCATCTGTTTCATATTCAAATAAACCTTCTTTTTCTCTTTGTAAAATTGCTTTACATCCATTAAATATAGTTTCTTTTGATGACATTGGATAAAATTTTTTCATTTCAAATCTAATTGGTGTACTAGTATCAATATTTTGTGAATATGCTCTCATTAACTCTTTTAATGTTTTAGGAGCAACTGTCGTTGATGTAGTGTCACTTAAAATTGATATTGGTTTCACCATAGTTTTAAGTTTATTTAATAAATAAAACCTTGATTTATACACATCTTCTTCTTCTTGTCTAAGCATAAATGTATAATTTCTAATATCTTTATTTCTATGAAAATAAATATCAAATGCGGCATATAAATTTATAAATCTACCTTTCTTATCATGTGCAATTAATTCACCGTCAAATAATGTATTAAAACATTCTTCACTAATAGTTTTTGCACCAGTAAACTTAACATCCATATTTGTGCTAATTAAATAAATCTTACCAACATTTGAAATATACATTAAATGTCTTTCACCATCAGCTTTATCAGTAACAACAAAATCTTTTCTAATATTTGGAATTACAGAATTTTCATCTAATGGAGCTATATTTGTAAGTTGTAATGTTATTGAATTTGGACCAATAAAATTTTTACTTGTTACTCTTACAGATGGTTCGTATTCGTCTTTCCAAACCATCTTCATATAATTACGTAAAACTTCCTCTTGTTCTGGATATGATATCGGATATAATGTTCCTTGAAGTCCAGATAATATATATTTTATTACTTTTCTTAATGAAATTAACAGTAAATCTGGTGTAGCAAATTTTGTTCCTGGACCAATTAATTTATTATTAATTTCTATCTCAATTTCATAAGTTTCTTGATTATTGAAAACATTAGATTCTTCAACTGTATATACAGGAATTATATATGAACGACCAAATTTATCTTTTCCTCTATTACCAGATTTAACTATACTTAAGTCAATATTAACAGGAAATGAATCATGATGGAACGTAACACGATTTAAATATCTGAACTCTTTTTTAGATTTTCTCCAATTTTCAATAATATAATTTTCCATACCTTTACTAGCTGTTTCTTCAGTTTGTAATGAAACCCTAAAATTAAAATCATCCATATCAACTGGACGTAGAATCTTTTTGTCTTGTGTAATAAATGGTCTCTTATGTGAGAATATAAGATTTGAACCACCAGATCTTTTATAAACTTCTTTTATATCATTTGTCTTACAATAAGTTTCAACTCCGATTATACTATCAATTTCTGTTCTTATATCTGACATTTTTACCTTACCTGTTACACTATCTAAAAACTCACATCTAACACGAAGTGATGGAATACCTAATGGGTTATTTGTAACAAACCCAAACGATTTTAATAATTTAACTACATTATCATAATCATTTTTTGTTAAAGGTCTTATCTGTTTTGTTCCAAATCTAACTTCTAATTCATTAAATTTTTTTATACCTTTTTTATACTCATCCCGAAACAGATTTAAACTATAAAATGTGTTTACCAAATTATTAAAAGCTTCTGGCGAAGTAATTTTTTTAGGTTGTTCTTCTACAGCTTCCTCAATTATTTCTTCAACAAATAATTCTTGTGGTATTTCTGTAGATTTTAAACCAGAGCCTAATTCTACACCAACCACTTCACACTTTATACCACAAGATTTTGTTTTAATAATTCTATAAGATAAACTGTTTAGACCATTATTTTTCCATGTTGCTTCATGTTCAGCAAGAGCTTCTTTTTTCTCCATAAATTTTAATTCATTTTCTCTTAAATAATCTAATTTTTCTTCAAGCGATAAATTTTCTAAATCTTTTATTGATCCTTCATGTACTTTTTTTACGTTAAAGAACTTTTTTGTTCGTTTATATAACTCATCATCTTCACCACCCCAACCCCAAAAGTTATTTGGATATCCATTTATTTTATTAAACATATCTTTATTAAATGCAACAATACCTCCAAAATAACTTGGATTTTTATTATAACGATCCCAAGCCGCGGCTATATGGACTGGTTCATCAATTGGAATATTTGTATAATATTTTTTCAATTCAGATGATGGTAAAAGATCAACGTCATGAAATATAAAATTATTATAGCCCTCCTTATTAGCTATCTCAAACCCAATATTCAATAGTTGTCCACGATTAAATTTATTACCATCTTCAGTTTGTTCAATTACAAATATTTTATAACTTTCTCCATCTAAAAATGTTCTCATATAATCAGTTAATATTTCAAGTTGTTTTGTTCTTTGTTTACTTTGTTCAGAATCGCGAAATGGAATAATAATAGCAATTTTTGTTTCTTTTTTTTTAGATATTTCTGATTCATCTGATGGATATTGTTCTTGATCAAAAACATTTGATGTTCCTGTGTTTTTAATTTGATTCAAAATCATTTTATATGAATGAAATTGTTGCTCAATTCCATGATCATTTATTCTTTTAAAATGATATTTTGCCATACGTTTCTTTACATCCATAACTTCGACTGAACATAAAAATTCTATTATTTCATTTGTTCTTTTTTGACCCAATAACTTTATCTCACCTTTATATTTTTCTCTAATTTCTTTTTCACAATTAAAATCATGATCTGGTGAATGAGGACTAGGAATTTTTTTAGGTGGAGATAAATCTATTGGATTGGAATTAGGAGAGTTTTTATTTGATGATTCTCCTTCTAAATTAGAAACTTTTGGTTTTTCAATAGAACTCATTGTTATATATATAATTAGACATATTTTTAAATTAAAGTTCAATTTTTTTAATAATTCAAAAATACTGTATAATTAATTCATACAATTCATTTTTTGTTTTATTTTTATTAGTCTCTTTATTAATAGAGTCAATTTCTAATTTATTTGCAATTTCAATTAAATCATTAACTTTGTATGATGATAAACCCTTAATTGGTTTATCTGGGTAATCAATTTTATATAATTTATTCCTAATTTCTTCAAGTATTTTTTCATCTGCAACTTCAAAACCATATTTTTTATTATATTTTGATTGTACCTCAATTTCTCTTATAATATAAATAGGCTTATCATCATTCATTAATAATTCAAAATATGTCCTTTTTTTAATAAATATTATATTAATTTTATCAATTGCACAAAGTGCTAAAATAGTTTTAATATTAATGTTATTATCATTTGCTAAATTGCTTTCAATATTAGAAATTGTATCAAATTTATATGTTTTAATTACTTGTTTATTCTCTCGAATTTTAGATACATATTCAATTTTAAATTGTTTTGCAACTAGACAATTTTTAATATTTAACATTTCATAATTTACATCTCCATTTAAAATAATATAATAACACCAAAATAAAGTGTCATTTTCTTTTGGTATAAATATTGAAGGTTTAATTATATTCTTTAGGTTAATAACATTATTATTATTATTATTATTATTATTATTATTATTATTATTATTATTATTATTATTATTATTATTATTATTATTATTATTATTATTATTATTATTATTATTATTAATATTTTCATTTTCATTTTTTTTATTTGATGTATTACTTAATTTATATTTTAAATATGTTAACATATTTATGTCATTTAAAATATAAGAATTATAATCATTAGGCAATTCCATTCTTGGTGTTATATTAATTTTTAAAGGTATCTTTAATATCTTTTGAAAAATATGTATTTCTATAATCTTCTTTTTGTTGTTCGACTAAATTAAGTGTAGATTCTTGTGTATTAACATATTTGACAAAATTAGATAATTCATCAAGAATTTCTTTTTTTACTTCAGAAAGATTAATATGTATTCCATATTTATTTTCATTTAACATAACATCTTTATATTTAGACAAAATTCGTAAAATAGCAACTTGATTAAATTTATTCATATTTTCAATAGATTCTCTCAAATAATTTAATTCACTAACAGAATAATTATTTATCTCGTTTGTGGATACAATAGCTTCCATTATATGATATTTATAATATTGTTTTTATATCAATATAAAAATAATATTATACAAACCATATGTCAAATCATTATTTTAAAATAATATATCATTTTTGGATTTTAAATGAAATAGTTTTTATTTTATATGTATAGTAACAAAAAATCTAAAGAATTAAAAAATATTATTCACAAAATGAATGACGTATTTATATACGTAATAATGACGTATCATATTTCTGTATTCAACTATCATTATTATCCGAAAATAATTCATCAAATAAGCCAATAAAAAATGGTTTTAGAAATTTTTTACATGCTTTTGATTATTATAATAAATTAAATAATAGTTCAAAAATAAAAATTAAGGGAAAATAGCATTTTTATATTATTTATGTGACATATTTGGTTATATATGAGTGTATTATTAAAGAAATGATAATAACAGAATTAAGATTAATCCTCAATAACTAAACGTGGTTTAGCTGATTGTTTTGGTTTAGGAATATATTCTTTTTCTTTAATTAATTCTCCAATAATGGATACAAATTTATCATTAAGTTCGAATCTTTGTCCGATAACTCTTACATTTATAATATCACCGACTTGTATTTCATTAAATTGTTGTGAATTAAAATGATGATCTTTTGCAACAAATACAACAAATGGAGATGGAACTTCATTTGCACTTTCTGCACGAACACCTGCTTTTACAACATTTTTTACAGCACATGTAATTACCATACCTTCAACAGGAAAACATACATCACATTCAAAAACAACTTCAAAAATAATATTATTTCCACGCTCAATAATACCACTTGAATAACGAATTATTTTTGATGATTTAGGTTTAATGTAACCTTCAACGACACATTTTCCTTCAAAATTATTTTGGATATATTCTTCAATTACTTGATCCAAATTTTTACCTATATAAGTAATGGGTAAAACAATTTTTCTAGTTAAAAGACTCCTTGAATATGTAGTTTGATATTTATTATCACGGCGCTTTTTAAATTGTGTAGTTTTAGAAACAGGTTCCATTATATTGTATATACATATAATCTTTTAATTATATTTATTTCAATTTTATTTAAATATAATTTATTAAAATCAAACGTGGATTATTTAAACAAAAATAGTATAAAGTTTATGATAAATAGCCATTTCAGGAGAAAAAAACCATTTTTTACCATTCTTCATGTCTTCATTAAAAAATCGAAGAATAAATTCCTCTAGAACACATAACTCAACATTTCCCATTGCTTCTTGTAATACATTTCCATCAGCATCCTTAACTGCTTTAGTGCTTTCTATTGTATATTTATTTTCACCAACTATTTCATTTAATTTTGTTAAGTTTTTATTTTTTGTTGCTTGATCACATCTTGCGCCAGTATCACGTTTAGATGTCATATTTTTAGTTTTAAACGCTAAATCTTTATTTCCTTTTTCATATCCAATAAATCCGACAATTGTATTGTAATCAATTTCATTAAATGACAAAAAATTTTTTGTCTCTTGTGATGCTGCTATTTCACGTTGATCTTCAGGTTTGGCTTCAACCCATTTATTTTTATTGTCTAATATCATAATGATTCTTTTATTTAATTTATATGTTATAAATGCTGTAATCTTTTTTGTTGTTATTGAATTATTTTGAAAATAATTTTTAACATATCTGTCAATTGAATCTTGTTTAATACTTTTAAGTGAATAGATATAATTCATTAAATTTATTTTATCTTCAAATAATAATAATTCTATCAAATGTGCAACTAAAAATTGCAGTAAATATTTTTTTGATTCTGGATAATCTTTTGACATTTTTTTCATTACAATACCACAATGTTTGTACCAATTATCATCTCCTCTTGGAACCTTATTTTGTTTTAAAAATTCAATACTTAAATTATAATCTTTTGTCATTTCATCTATAATACGTTTACCATCAGTAAATTCTTCTACGTCATCAACAATTATTTTATTAAGATTTCTTTTATCAATAACAGGTTTAACAATATTTTGTTTTAATTCAAAATTAATCATATCATGTTTAAAATCCAAAGGAACTGATCTATCATAAATAGAAATATTTCTATCTTTAAGTTCAACTGGTTGAAATAAATAATATTCTCCAATATTTATTAATCTACCATTTCTACCATATTTATCAACAATAAATTCGTTTTCATCTTCAATTAACTGTGTTAATGCTGAAAATATTTGTACATATGGGTATTCTTTTGGTGTACGTATTGATCTTAAAAGTTTATCTTTATTATAAAAAAATGCTTCTTTAAATAGCATTCTAATTCTTTGTAAAATTTTTTCAGAGTTCATGACAATAAAATTTTCATCATATGTATCTTCATTTAATTTAGATTCATCTATTGTTGCATCTGGTCTACAATCATAATTACATGTAGCCATGTAATCACATGATGGAGAAAAAGGAGCATCTCCAATTTTAAAATCGTTTAATACTTCACCAGTAGATAATTCTTGAGTAATTGGTTCTTTTAAACTTGCTGACATTATTTCTTGTGTAAAATTTGTTTGATCATGATTAATAATGCAGTCTATAGATGTTTCTTTTAATATTCTTGTTACTTTACCAATTTGGATAGCTTTATATTCTGCAACTCTATATACATATAGATCTGCGGCTTCTTCAATATTTTTGTCAAGAATTGTCCCATACATATATATTTCAACATTACGTTTTTCAAATGGTAAGTCTTTATGAGAAAAATTACGTACCGCACGACCAATAATTTGTTCAATACGATTCATATTATACCAAGGATCTAGTATATGAACTTGTCTAATAAATTTAAAATCAATACCTTCTGAACCAGCCTTTGAAATTAAAACTACTTTTACTTTATTACCTTCTTTATTATCATCACTTGTTAATCCTTTAACTTCATAGTCATTATTCGGTGATAATCTAGGATCTCCTGTAATCATAGAATAACGAGCTGGTTTAAAATCTTTTTTGTCCATAGGAGGTTTCATAGTTCTTACATCTACAACTTCTGTAGGTCTATTTTTAAACAAAGGTTTTATACCTGTTTGACCAAAACGAGTAAATCCCATTTCTTCAAGGGCAAGAGCTACAGGAATTAATCCACTATCAATATATTGAGAATATATTAGTATTATACCATCTGATACAAAATTTGTTTCTGGATTAAATATTTTATCTAGAATAGATTTTATTTTTGCACTATAATTCCCAATTTTTTCTTGAGAAAATATGTTACCGTAATTTTTAATAGTTGAAGTTTTATATTCAAAATCACCTTTAATAGGTGGGGATTTACTGTCTAAAAAATTCATCATTCTCTCTAATCCAATCTTTCCAGTTAATTGGTGAGGATCGATATAAAAATCTCTATCACTTTGAGACGACGATGAAGTTGTTTTTCCACCACGAGAAGTTCCTTGTCCTTGATTACTACGTTCAATAATTTCTATATTATCTTCATCATCCGATTCATATGATGATAATGAAGACTCACTAGATCTATTTTCACTTTTATTTGATTCTTCAGATTCCATTTCAGGAAATTCAACAATTAAGGGACTTTTTTTAGATGATTTAATGCTATTGCTATTGTTTTTTTTTAACTTGAAACTCTCATTACCAGATGTAGGTATCTGTGTTAGTCCAAAAATAGGTTGTTTTTTTTCTTTAACTTCTGAAGATAAACTATCTTCAATAATTAGTGATTTTTTTTTTGGCTTCATAATAAATTCTTCACTAGAACTTTTTGATTTAAATTTTTCTGGATTAATCTCTTCTTCTTCAACAAATTCTTCCATATCTTCGGGTTCAAAAATTTCTTCTTCATCTTCGCCAGCACTTTTTCTCTCTGTAGAACTACTTTCAACAATAATTAGCGGTTTGGTTTTTTTACTAATTGGTTCAATTGGTTCTTCAATTTCAATATCTTCTTTAGATACAATTTCATCAAAACTTGGAGAGAAACTTTCAGATAGATTTCCTACTGGAATTTGTTCAAGTAAATCTTTTAATCCAGGAACAGGATATGAAATAATTAATGATTCTAATGGTGTTTGTAATAACGTATATCCAAAAGACTCCATATTTTCAAAACTAGGCATCTCTCTTACAACTCCTCGTTTAGTTGTAATAGTAAATTTTTTATTTCTAAGATTGTAAATAATATATTTATAACAGCAATATTGACATTTACCACAATTACTACATCCACCAATTTTTGTTAGATATAAACTTAAAATTCGTTTTTTATCTTCATGTTTGATTTTCATAAGATTCATTTGATAGGATGGATATTTTATTGCTGGAAAAGTATCATTAGGAGCAAATTGATTAGGATAAATTCTATAAGGAAAAGTATATGGATTTTCACCACGTACAAAAGAAATATAACCAGTTGATTTTCTTATTAATATTTCTTCGCCATTTTTCTTAAAATTTCCATTTTTATCAAATATATCTTTAACTTCAATTCTACCTCTTCTATCATTTGTATTCATAAGATTTAATAACCAAACGATTTCTTTATAATTATTATACATAGGAGTAGCAGAGAGAAGAAGAAATCTCATGTTTTGAGCAGCTTTAACTAAGAATTCTAAATTAATAGCTACTTTTTTGTTTTCATTATCATCTGTCTTACGTATATTATGAACTTCATCAATAACAATTAATCTATTGTCAAATTCATTTCGAAGACGGCGCATAACTCTACTATTTAATTCAATTTTAACATCTTTAAGCATTTCAATTCTTGTTTTCTCTCTTTTATCTCCAGGTTTTTTTAATTGTCTTTTTTCTTTTTGTTTTTTAACTTCTTCTTCATAATTCATAGTTTTAATAATATAATTTGCAAATTGGACATAACCCAAAAATATGTAATAAGTATTTATTAAATTTTTAATTTGACTAATAACCTTATCTTTAGGCATAGGCATATTCATAGGATTAATTTCTTTCAAAAGTTTATTACCAATACAACCTCTCATGCTCCATACTCCATTTACTTGTTTAAGTTTTCTCTCATCAAATAATTGAAGTTTAAAATTATCCTGAACATTTTCTGAAGCAACAATAATAATTCTTTTAGTTATACCCATTTGTTTCATATAATCCCTCATTTCTTCGGTTACACCAATTGCGCTACATGTTTTTCCTGAACCTAAGCCATGATATAATAATAAACTGCTATATGGTGTTTGAAATGACATAAAATTTTTAACAAATGCTTGATGAGGCTGAAGTTCAAAATCAGCCTTAGCTAGAATATCAGCTTGTTTTTTGATATCTTCATAAATTGTACCATCATATTTCGTATCATTAAATTCTTTTTTAGATGCGATTTTTATATTAAATTTTTTGTCATTCAAGTTAGGATATAGATATAGATCTTTTTCTTCATTTTGTGATAGATAATCGCTCTCAATTAGTTCTTTTTTAAGTAAAAACTTATTACATTCAGATATAAAAAAATTATCATCATTGCAATTTAATTTTCTAAATTCTGTTTCAAGATTTTGTTTACCTAACGATAAACTAGTAGAATCTGATTTTGAAGAAATAGATACTGAAGATGATGGAACTGGTGAAGATGATGGAACTGGTGAAGATGATGGAACTTGTGAAGATGATGGAACTTGTGAAGATGATGAAACTTGTGATGACGACGATGATTTTGCAGATTTTTTGGATGTAGATGATTCAGATTTACTACTTAATGGTAATGGGGTATTTGTGTAAACTTCAATATTTTCAGCTGATTTATCAGGTTCGGATAGTTCACTAGAAATACTAGATTCCTCATCAGGAGATTCTGCAATTATTAATTTCTTTTTTTGATTATCTGTCATAATATTATATATTATGAATATAATCTATATTCTTGTAATACTTTATTAATATTTATAATTAATTCCTTTTTTTCTAAATTATATGGTCTTATAGATTCTAAACATTTATTGATAGTTTTCCATTCCAATTTGCTTACCTCTGTTACTTGAAAATTATTCAAATAATCACTTCTTCTAGAATAATCTCCAATATTATCCATAAATGCTAAAAAATATTTATGTTTATATGATCTATGATTTGAACCGACAAAAATTTCTTCAAATGGCAATACATTTTCTATAATTGTAATTTGAGTTTTTTTAATACCAGTCTCTTCTTCAAATTCTCTTAAAGCACAATCTAAATCTTTTTCTTTTTGATTTCGTCTTCCTTTTGGAAATTCCCATTCAGTTTCTTTCCATGTTGTATTACTCATTTCAACAATATCTTTTAAAGTTAACAATTTATCAGATATTATAATACCTTCTTTTAAACTATCAAATTTTTTTTTAGAAGATATTTCTTCATTTTTATATTGGTTATTGATATTATTAACTTGTCCCCACATTTCAGTCCATAATTTTTCAAATGGTAAAGTTAAAATTCTTTTTTTTTCATCCAATGACATTTCATTAATAATTGTTAATAATTGGGTTAAATTAGATGGTGAATATTTTCCTCTAATAAAATCTATATAGCCAAAACTATCCTTTCTTCTAATCATTAAAAATTGTAAACCTTCAAAACTATCTCTAAATACTATAATTCCATAACTTGTGATAGGTAATTTACATTGATGAAACATATGACCTTGTTTACCACAATTATTACAAATATTATTACAAATATTATTAATTTTGTTCATAATTTATTTATAAAATAATAAATTAGATTTAAATTATATTTTAAATATATATAAATGCCAGGTTCACATTTATTTAATTTAGGTTTATATCAAAAAAATTTTCTTTCAACATCACATGTTACAGGTTCAGCTATAAATATAGGTTGTACTCGTGGAAGAGGATCAACAACTCGTATGTATAATTATTGTACAAAATGTTCACCAAATCCATCATTGTGTATAAATCAATTTATTACAACTAATTCCTATTTATATAATTATTAAATCATGTTAAAAGTTAAATTATTAATATTTTTTTAATAGAAAATATAAATGTCATCAACTATTTATCTTGATCCTAAAATTTGGGGACCACATTATTGGTTTTTTTTACATACTGTAGCAATGACATATCCGCATCATCCAAATGCAGTTACAAAAAAAAAATATTACGAATTTATTCAGAATTTACCACTCTTTATTCCTGTAGATGAAATTTCAAAAGAATTTGAGAAATTAATAGATATTTATCCTATAACACCTTATTTAGATAATAGAGATTCATTTGTACGATGGAGTCATTTTATTCATAATAAAATTAATCAAAAATTAGAAAAACCTCAAATATCATTAAATGATTTTTTTATTCAATATTATAATGAATATAAATCACAAAATGAAAAATTAGCAGAGTTTTATAAACTTAAAGGTAAATTAATTTATGGGGGTATTTTAGTAGTAGTTTTAGGTTCAATTTATTATTTATACGATAAATAATATAATATAATTATATAATGGTAAAAACAAGAAAAAATTTTAAAAATGTAGGCGGTAAAGTAATTGCATCTGGTGGTTATGGATGTGTTTTTAATCCAGCATTAAAATGTCAGGATGCGTCAAAGAGAGATACAAAAAATATATCAAAATTAATGACAAATAAACATGCAACCCAAGAATATGAAGAAATTAATAAAATAAAAGAAAAATTAGATACAATACCAAATTATAAAGATTATTATTTAGTTTATGACGCAACAATTTGCCGTCCATCAAAATTAACTGTTGCTGATTTAAAAGAATTTAATGAAAAATGTACAGCATTACCCAAAGATGATATAAATAAGACAAATATAAACTCAAAATTAGACGAATTAATGTCTTTAAATATTCCAAATGGTGGGTTACCAGTAGATGATTATATTTATGCTGAAGGTTCATTTCAAAAAATATATAATGTTCATATTCAATTAGTAAAACTTTTAAAAAATGGTATAATTCCCATGAATAATAAACACATATATCATAATGATATTAAAGATTCAAATGTATTAATTGATGATTCTAATTCAGATATGAAAGCTAGATTAATTGATTGGGGGTTAACTGTTGAATATGAAGCTAATAAGACGAAAGAATTCCCAAAAAATTGGAGAAATAGACCATTACAATTTAATGTTCCTTTCTCAGTTGTAATTTTTACAGATTCTTTTTATATGAAATACACAAAATATTTAAAAGATGGTGGTGAAGTAAATGAAACAGGATTAAAACCATTTGTTGTTGATTATTTAAGTTCTTGGATGAGGGAAAGAGGCGCAGGACATTATAAATTTATAAATGAAATAATGTTTATGTTATACAGTTCAATGTTTACAAGTATTTCAGAAAAAAGTAGACCTGCTGTAGTTGAAACAGAAATAACTATGCCTATTATAACTAGTTATATTGTAGATGTTTTAGTTCATTATACAAAATTTAAAGCAGATGGCTCATTAAATTTGAGAGAATATTTAAATGATGTATTCATTAAAATTGTAGATATATGGGGGTTTATTAATGTATATTATCCATTGTTAGAGTCCTTGTCAAATAATTATTTTTCATTAAAACAAGCAGAGTTAAAAGTATTCAAGCAATTAGAATATATATACAATATGTATTTATATAATCCAAGACACGAACCTATAAATATGAGTGATCTATTAAATGATTTAAAGGAACTTGGTAATCGAATTCATATGGTTGCTTATGGTAAGAAAAAAACTAGTTCTATAGAGCCTTTAGCAAGTGGTATAAGAAAAGGAAAAACGAAAAGAAGAATTTCAAAATCGCCAATATTTAAGAGGAAAAATATTAATAGAAGATTTAAAAATCCATTTTTCTTATCGTTAAAATAAAAATCTATACTATTTGTATAAATGAAGGATTTTAGTAAGCTTTGTACTCCAGCAAAAATATACTTCGCTATTGCAGTTATTGCATCTATTTTTGCTTTAATTAGTGGTGGTTCACTTATGATAGTATTATGGAAATTGGTATTTGCATTTATATGGACATTTGTTTTAGGATGGTTGTGTGAAAAAGGATTTACAAGTATATCATGGTTTTTAGTTCTTTTACCTTATATCATTATTGCTTTAGCAATGTTTGGTATTTATCATGTTACACATGAACAAAGACAACTAATGAGAAGTTTACAATTACAAGGTGCTTATGGACAAGAGGCAATGAGTGATATGAAAAAAAAGCAATAAACATCATAAAATTATATTATTTTATTATAAATTAATAATATAATATGAGACTAGAAATATTTATATTAGGATTAACAGCTTTTTTTGTATATAATACTTATTCAGATGGTAAATATACAAAAATGCTTATGTCTTTTAAAAAATATTATAAAATGATTTTTTATGCAATTTTAGGTATTGGAATTTATTATATTTTAAAAAGAAATCCAACAAAAGGTAAAGATATGTTATTATATGCAAATAATTATATAAAATATTTACCAATAGATAGAAATTCTATGGATATGTTAAGTCCCATAATTGATTTTACTGGGACACCTGATTCAAGTTTTATGGAGTCATTTAATGGAATTGCACCACAAACATCTGGTTTTTGTTCTGAACAAAAAATATTAACATCTGGAAGAGGTGGAACAAAACGTTCAGTTTCAGAAACAAAAAAGAAATACGTAGCTGCAAGTCAAGAATGGAAATGTGGTCATTGTCATAATCAATTAGACCACACATTTGAAATTGATCATAAAGTGCGTTTAGAATATGGTGGTGGAAATGATGTTCAAAATTTAATTGCTTTATGTCGCAATTGTCATGGTAAAAAAACAGCCAGTGAAAATATGTAATTAAATAACTTAAAGTTATCTAATCATAAATTATTATAATGTTAAAAGTTATTTTACCACCATGGGTAGTATTAGGTTTTTATAGAGGCGTGAAATTTCATGATTATGAATATAAACAAAAATATATTCGTTATGAAAAATATAAAGATGCAGAATCGGTTGTAAAAGTATTTTATTATATATTTCTCACCTAAAATTACTCATATATATTATATAATATAATATATTATATATCTAAATAAAGAAATAATATTTATAAATTGTTTATACATAATCGGCATTTGAAATGTTAAATGGTGTAATATAAAAAATTGAAATAATTTAATGTAATAAAATAAATATCAAATAAGTATTACATTAAATCGACTTCTAAAATGAATATTTTATTAATTCTTCTTGGTTGCAATATTTCTTATTTGCTAAGTAATAGGATTGATACAGCAATTAATTTTGTTGGAAAATTAAATGAAACAAATATAGATTGGTTTTTAAGTGGTGGAATTAAAAATCCAAGTGAAGATACAATAACAGAGGCAGAAAAAATGGCAAAAGAAATTTCAAAATATGAGAAAATTCATACACATGAATCAAGATGTAATAAATGGAATTATGTTTATGATACAGTAGCAACAAATACAGCAGAAAATTTTATAATGGCAAAAAATTTTATAAGAGAAAAATCTTATGATGAAATATATATAATAACATCAGAATTTCATTATGAGAGAGCAAATAAAATAGCAGAAAAAATTTTACATATAGAACCAAAATGGATCTTAGGTAATGCAAAATTAGATGATTCGGTTTATTGGGAAAGTATACATATTAGAAATATTGATAATGATGTTAATAAAGCATTAAATAAATTTGCTATTTAAAGAGCTTTAAGTAGTTTTGATATATAATATAGGCTTATATTTTTAAAACCAAATATTATTCTATTATAATATAATATGAATACTACAACCACAAATATAAATAAAGAAAATTTACTTCCAAAAATAGAAACTCCAAAAATTTTTTACATTTTGAGTTTTTTTATTGTTGTTATGGCGATTATAGTTTTCCTATTAATATTTAATGTTAATTTATCTATATCTACTACAATACCAAAATCTCAACAAGAAATTATTGCTAATACATTTATTGTATTATTTATCTGTTTATTAATTATTGGTACATGTGTTTTATTTTTACCAAGCATGAAAGAATTTAAGGATTTATTTTTACAAATTGGAAATGTAACTTATGTAATTCTTTATACTATTTTTGCTATTTTATTTTACACTTTAATATCAAAGGATATATTAAATACTTATTCGTATATTATTAATCCAGCTATTTTGGGTTTAGGAGCTCTCTCTTTTTATAAAGCATCTTCTGAAAATTTTATTGAAAAGTTTAATATTAATTATGAAAGAATTAAAATGTTAATTTTATTATTTTGTTTAATAACATTTATTATTACTTTTTATAATATTAATCCTGGAGGAGCTGCTGAAAAATACTTTGGTTATTCTTTATTACTTACAATTATAATTTCGGTTTTTGCATTTTTATATATAATTATTCTTTTAACATTACCAGATAAAGAAGGCAATACCAAACCTAATTTACTTACAAATTTTTCAACATTTGGAAAATATGGGACTTTATTGTTTTTATTATTTTTAATTGCAGTTACTATATCTATATCACTTAATAAAGATAGTTTGTTTGAAAATTTAAAAAAATATAAGTCTAATCCTAATGCAGGAGTAATTATGATAATTACATTACTAATTTGTATTCTTTCAACAATATTATTAGGTGCAAACTTATTTGGCGGAACAACTAATATTAGTAATGCTTCTAATAGAATGGATACTTTTAAGAAAAGCTTATTGCTATTATTTGGTGTTATAATTTCTGGATTATTAATATTTTGGATTGCATATAATATACAAAATTTATCTGGACAATCTAGTATTGTTAGTTTAGTATTAAATTTATTACTAGTTGCGGTTATACTTGGATTAATTTATAAAACATTTTTTGTTAAATTACCAGTTGGTAATACTAAGAAAAATGCTTTTTTTAATTTAATAATTAACACTTTGTTTTATATTCCCTGTATAGTTAGTGGAGGATTTGACTGGATCGGTAAAATCACTACAGGTGAATATAATTCTACAGAAATAGGATCATTTATTATGTTAATAGTTTCAATATGTTTAGTTGTTGCTTATTTTAAATTACCTTTACTTTTTAATTTAGTTAGCAGTCAAGGTGGAAACCAATTAGTAAATAAACCTGTATATACAGATACTCAATATAATTTAGGAAATTATCAAGAATTAAATGGTAGTGATATATTTGATTACCAATATGGAATATCTTGTTGGGTATTTATTGATGCTGCTCCTCCAAATACTAATAGTAATTATAATAAATTTACTTCATTATTAAATTTTGGTAATAAACCAAATATTTTATATAATGCGAGTAAAAATACATTAATGATTACCATGCAACAGAAAAACCTTAAAGATATAACAAAAAATAAATTAATCGACTTTGATAGTGAAGGTAATAGAATTATTTATATTAATAAAAATTTTCTTTTGCAAAAATGGAATAATATTATAATTAATTATAATGGAGGAACGTTAGATATATTCTTAAATGGTGAATTAGTGAAATCATCTATTGAAGTAGTACCTTATTATACATTTGATAATTTAACTATTGGAGAGAAAGATGGAATAAAAGGAGGTATTTGCAATGTAGTTTACTTTAGAAATGCGTTAACAGCTCAAAATATTTATTATTTATACAACACCGTAAAAAATAAAACTCCTCCTGTTTTAAATGACTCTAATGAGACTATATTAGCAAAAAATATTAATCAAACTATTACTTCAACAACCTAAGTTGTAAATAAAAATAAATGAATATTAGGAAATAGTTAATTAAAAATTTATATATATAATTTAAAAATAATTTACATAAATTAACTAGAAAATTTCTAAATCTATATTATACAATGAGTGCTTTAAGTATTGTAATTACAATAGTCATTATAGTATTTGTCTTAATGTTATTAAGATATATTTTTACTGACCCATATACATTACAAAATATTCAAGATGGTAAAACAAGTTCAACAATTAGTGCGTCATCTTTAGCAACAAATGGAACAGATGTACCATCTAGTAACTTTGCTTATTCAGTTTGGTTTTATGTAAATGACTGGAATTATCGTTATGGTGAACCAAAAGTTATTTTTGGTAGAATGGGCGCAAAATCTGGTACAAATTCTGGTTCTATTGTTGGTATTAGTGGTTTAGATCCATGTCCAGCTGTTGTTTTAGGACCTGTTGCTAATAATCTTTCTGTTTCACTTGGTTGTTATCCTGGAATAGACCAAAAACCCACGTCGTCAAAAGGTAAAACAGTTATTCATACATGCAATATTTCAAATGTTCCTATTCAAAAATGGGTTAATTTAGTTGTTAGTGTTTATGGTAGAACTATGGATCTTTATATTGATGGTAAATTAGTAAGAACATGTTTGTTACCTGGTATAGCATCAATTAATAATAATTCTGATATTTATGTAACACCTTCTGGAGGTTTTGATGGTTGGACATCTAAGCTCCAATATTATCCTGGTTCATTAAATCCTCAAGAAGTATGGAACATTTATACTAGAGGATATTCCAATTGGTCTAGTATGTTTAATAGTTATCAAGTTGAAGTTTCTTTAGTTCAAAATGGAACTACACAAAGCAGTATTACTATTTAAACTTTCGTGAATTAACTAGATTTACATCTTTTATATATAAATGATTCTTGGTTAAATAAATTTATAAAGTTGATTTATTTAATACTTTATAAATTTTCTTATTTATTTAATATATATAATGAGTGATAATGGAGTATTTAATACATTTTCTACAAATAAGGGAACTTTTGGAACCAGAGAATTTTTAGAATCAAATAGTTTAGTAGCTAAATTTGCCTTTTTAATATTAGTTATTTTTGCATTTGTAATTTTATTAAGAATTGGAATTAATATTTTATCATATTTTTTAAAACCTGATCCTTCTCCTCATCTTATGGACGGAATGATTGATGCGACTCAAATGATTATATACCCACAAGATCCCAGTAATAATGGAGCTGTTACTATTTATAGATCAGTAAATGCTTCTGAAGGTTTAGAATTTACATGGTCTACTTGGATATTTATAAATAATTTACAAACTAATGCGGGAATTTATAAACATGTATTTAGCAAAGGAAATAGTGATCTTTCTAAAAATGGAATGATTCAACCTAATAATGCACCTGGACTTTATATCGCACCAAATACTAATTCATTAGTTGTTGTAATGAATACTTTTAATGTTATTAATGAAGAAATTGTTATTCCTGATATTCCAATTAATAAATGGGTTAATGTTATTATTAGATGTCAAAATACTACTCTTGATGTTTATATTAATGGTACAATTGCAAGAAGTATTAATCTTATTGGTGTTCCTAAACAAAATTATGGTAATGTTTATGTTGCTATGAATGGAGGATTTGATGGTTACATTTCTAATTTATGGTATTATAATTATGCTTTAGGAACAGCTGCTATACAAAATATATTAAATAGAGGACCTAATACTAAGATGATTGGTGGAAATGGAATAGCTGATAAGATGTATAATTATTTATCATTAAGATGGTTCTTTTATGGATCAGGTGACTTGTATAATCCCGCAGGACCTGGTGGAATTTTTTCTAGTTAATTTTATAAATTATTTAGTTTTTGAATAGATTATTTGCTTAATTTAATAAATAATCTATATATAGATGTCTAATCCTTATTACAATCCAATACCACCTAGAGTATGGTCTAGAGTTCAAAATCCATGTGTATATATTATTCCTGAAAGCGATTATACAACAGCATATATACCATTAACTGGTCAGGTTGTTTCACAAGCTCAAGCTGATTATGAAATGCAAATGGCTAATAAAGGTAATATATTACAATATAAGGGTAATAGTGCTAGGCTTACAAAATCACAAAAATATTCTCAACTTGCTAGATGTACTGGACCAAATAGAACTAAAGTTTTTGCTACACAATCTGAAACATATACAAATCCAAATACAACTGGATTATTAAGATCTGGTTATGTTACATACCCATTTCCTAATCAAATTGTTGGAGCACCTAATAATATTTCTGGTCCATTTGCATATAATCTTTCTAATCCAAATGATTGTTCTTCAAATTCTGTTCAAGATGGAGGAACATTAGTTTGTGGAACTTATGCTAATCCATGTACAGGACAAATTTATAAAAAAGGAACATCATTTTCAACTATTTGTAATCCAGCATCTGCATCTAATGTTCCTGGGTCTTCTATTTTATGTTGGAATAATAAAATACAAACTTGGTTTCCAAAACCTAGATATGTTATGAATAATAGTACTGATAAATGGCCTATTAATTATAAAGGTTTTATAAGTGCAGTCAGACCTAGCCCGCCTGTTCTAACATTAGAGTCAAGCACAAACACATCAGTTACATTAAGCTGGATATATAATTATAATACAACTAATTGTATTCCTATTTCAAGCTTCAATATATACCAAAATGGAATACTCATTCAAACACAACCCTATCAAATAACATCCACTACTATTTATGGGTTAAACTCATGTACAAATTATTCATTTTATGTTACAGCAGTAAGTAATGGTTCTGAATCTGTTCCGTCTAATACAGTTTATAATCCAAATTCATTAAATATTATTATAACTGGTAATTATACTGAATACAATAATAATAATTATACAGGAATTGTATTTGAGTATCCAAGCGGAACAATTAAATTTTGTTCTAGTAAATTGATAAATTTACTGTTAGTCGGTGGTGGTGGAGCTGGTTATTACGGATTAGGGAGAGGTGGTGGAGGAGGGGGAGGAACTTATTTAAATAATAATTTCCTAGTAGATTTAAACACTTATAACTTAACGGTAGGTAATGGAGGAGTAGCAGGCACAAATAATGGTAATGGAGGAAACACAACAATTTTCAATGGGTTAACAACCTATTACGCAAATGGAGGTGGTGGTGGTAGTAGTAGCAGTGGTGGCAGTGGTGGTTTATCAAGTGATGGTATTACAACTGGTGGAAATGGTGGTGGATTTCCTAGTCCATATGGACAATCAAGCACATATATATCAGTAATGCTTCCTTTTACAAATGTTCCAACAACCTTATATTTATCGGGTGGAGGCGGCCAATCCTCTACTACTAGTTATTCAGGATATGCTGGTTATGGTAATGGAGGTTCAGATCTGTATCCAGGTGATATGGGACAATCAGCAACTCAAAGTATACCACAAGGAGGTTATGGAGGTGGTGGTGGAGGTGCATTAGGAAGCGACATAAGTTTTGCTGGAACAGGTGGAAATGGTGTAGTAATTATGTGGTGGCAAAATCCTTAAGCTCTTAAATTAGGGTTCATACAGATTTCTTGACTTGGGAATATATCCCCAGACATACATGTATCATTAACACCAACTTCAGCACAAGTTCTAAAGCCTCTATCATCACCAATATAACACCATCCTGATTTTCCACTTGTTCCTCCGAGTGAACTAGAAGCTTCATGAGCCTGATAATCTTGTGTTTGAGTTTGTTGACTTTGAGATGTATTTAATGCTTTATTTAATGTAGATTGTTGAATAACATCAACCTTTTGTTGATTAATAGGTTGTCCTTTAATGGATGAAGGAGTACCATTAGGAGTAATATCTTGAACAGCAGTTAATCCTGTTTCAATTGCTCCAGCTGTACCACCAACAACTGCCTTAGCACCTTCAGCAGAAATATCGATAGCTTGACCAGCTACAGATGCTGTTGTTCCAAATATCTTCTCCATTATTGGAGCAAAAAAATTAGTTATATCTTGAGTTCCTTTTGCTAGATAAACAAAAATATTAAATCCTAAAAATGCCAAAATTAAAATAATTAATATCCATGTGGTGACATTTATATTTTTTAAGCTATCAAAAAAACCAGTATCATTAGAACTAGATATAGATGAGGAAGGAAACGAAGATTCACTAGATTGTAATATTGTCTGAGATAAATTATTTGCACTATCCATTATAATAAAAAAGAATATATTAATTTTTATTATAAATTCGCATAACTTATTTAAATGTTAATAAATACAAAAATTGATTTAAATTACCTAAAATTTCATCACGAATATTAAATAAATCTGTATTACTCATTGATTGCATAGCTTTATTATCATTTAAACTAACTAAATATCCTTTAAATACTTCAACTTCTCCCTTTAATGAATCTTGAGAACTTAAATCTACTAGTCTAATATTCTTTTGATTCATTAAATCAATACGAGAACCAGTCTTTCCTAAAAGAACTTCAATAAATGTATCAATATTATCATTTAATTTTGAGTAAAGATCATCTGTTGCTTTATGAGTTGCATAACTATGTGTTTTCCAATGAAATAATTTAACCATCAAAAGAATTTCAAGAAATACAACTGCAATTTCTTTTTGAAATCCAATTAATGATGAAGTATTATGTATAGATTTTCTTTTGAGAGTTACTCCTCTTCTACCTCTATATTTTCTTGTGGGCATTATATATATAATAATAATAAATTATATTCTTGGAACAAATGTTTCTCCAAACGAATTCATAGCATCCAATTTTTTTATTGTATTTTCTAAATTTGAAGATTTTATTCCCAAAAATAAATAATCAGTTCCTGTAGATTCTTCATTTTTCTTAATTTGCGCATAAACAGAATCTATTTTTTGTTTAATTATATTAACTAAATCCATCTGTGAATGTCTAATAATTTCTTTTTCTGGCGTAAAATTTTCACATAAAACAGAAATAGCCAAATACATTAAATTTTTTCGTTTCTTATGACAACCAGTAGTATACTTTAAACAAAATAAACTTAATAATGAATCCATTAATCTTTGTATAAATTTACCTCGTTTACTTGATTCTTTTAGAAAAATATCCCAAATAATCCAAATAATATCTTTTTGACATTTTGACTCTACTTTTGCAAAATTTCTTCTCTCGCATAATAGTTTTTCCTTTAATGCTTTACATCTAGCCTCATATTCAAAAATCCACTCAATCCAATAACATGCAGTCATTTGATTATTTCCAGATATTGTAACACTATATGCTAATTCATTAACAAATGGAAATAATTCTTTTGGATCTTCACTTGTAAAAACTTCTTCACCATATTCTGTAGACGGTGCCTTAAATTTATCTTTAATTGTAAGCATATTCAGATCATCTTGTTTAATTTTAACGTCATCAAAACTATGACGTCTTTTAGCGTCACATAAAATACACATAATTTCACAAAATAGTTTTCTAATTTTTTCATTATTTCTAAGTCTTAATGGATTATCAGAATATCCATTATTAAGAATTGTTTTAAAGTCATTAATTCTCATTTCAAGATAGATAGCAATATTAGAATTACCAAGATGAATAAATTTGCTAAAGAATAGCAAAATTATTTCCCATAAATCTGTATATTGTCCAGCACATATTAATTCTGCGCTCCAATAACAAGCTGGTTCAATTTTTGAATGTATTAAACTATTTAGCAATTCTTTTTTAACTTCTGTTCTTTTAAATTTTGAAAATGAAACTCCTTTAAATTCCTTTTCTCCTCTTAAATCATTAATTTCAGAATCTTCCATATAATTAAATTTTATACAAAAAAAATAACAACAATACATATAGATGAAATTAGTAAAATCATTAACAAATTGTTATAATAAATTATCAAATTTTGGGAAAATACTTGTATTTATTGCATTATTATTAATAATAGTAGTATTTTTCAGAGCATTTACACCTGTAAAAGAAGGTTGGACAGAACAAAAGCAATTTTTATTTAAAAAAGGTAATGAAGTATATGATGATTTTTATGCTGATATATATGATTATTTGGTATTTAATAATATTAAAAATGATTATGAAGTTGGTATTATATTAAATGAAACATCACCAACATCAAAAAGTATAATAGCAGATATTGGTTGTGGTACAGGACATCAAGTAGCAGAATTAAGTGCACGAAATCTTAATGTTATTGGTATTGATATTTCTCCTTCTATGATTAAAAAGGCTAAACAAGAAAATAATTCTGCAAGTGATAAATTTCAAGTTGGTGATGCTTTAAATGGTCATCTATTTAAAGATAATTCATTAACACATATTTTATGTTTATATTTTACAATTTATTATATGAAAGATAAAATGCGTTTTTTTAATAATTGTATGAACTGGTTAATGCCAGGTGGTTATTTAATAGTTCATTTAGTTGATAGATATAAATTTGATCCTATACTTCCACCTGGAAATCCTTTATATATTGTATCTCCTCAAAAGTATGCTAAAGAAAGAATAACAAAAACTAAAGTTACATTTAATGATTTTATTTATAACGCTGATTTTAAATTAAATGAAACTAATAATCTTGCTATTTTTGATGAAAAATTTAAATTCAATAATGGAACTATTCGTAAACAAGAACAGATTCTATATATGGAAGATTTGCCTAGTATCGTAAATATGGCACAAGATGCTGGTTTTATAGTTCAAGCAAAAATTGATATGGTTAAATGTGCTTATGAATATCAATATTTATATGTATTTGTAAAACCTAGTTAAATAACATAATAATTATTTTAGTATAAATATTATGTTTAGAAAATTGCTTTTGTTTATTATAATATAATAAACAAAATTTAAAATTATATGTTTTGATTTACACCTTTTTCATTTAAAATTCCATTCATCTGGACTGGAAAGTATTGTTAAAAATACCTAATTGTTGCATATTTTTACTGTAATAGTCAATAAAATCTACTTTTTCTTTATCGTCAAGTCTTTCTAAAACTAAAATTAACAACACAAATGCTTTTCTATACTCATATGTCGTTAAAAGTTTGTCAATATCTCGTTTTGAATCTGAAATATATTTCTCAACATCATTACTTGTTTCCATTATAATAAGTATTATTTAATATTTAAATTATTTTTAAATAAATGAAAAAAATTGCAAATAATGTACCATAATTTCATTAGTAAAATTTTATATAAATAATAAAATAATATAAATAATAAAATAATATAAAAATTACTATTGAAGTTATGTAATGTCGAAAGAAGTAGATGTAATTATTGAAATATCTAAGGGTGGTCATATTAAATATGAATATGATAAGAATAAAAATATTTTAGTTTGTGATAGAATTTTACATACACCATTTAAATATCCATTTAATTATGGATTTATACCAAATACATTAAGCGAAGATAAAGATCCAATCGATGCTGTTGTATTAATGGATGATGAATTAGTACCAGGTTGTCGTATTAAGTGCAAAATTTTAGGTTATTTGGAAACACATGATGATGCTGGAAATGATCCAAAACTTATTGTATGTCCAATTGATAAGATTGATCCAACTTGGAAAAATGTGGATAATTTATTTAGCGAAAAAGTACACAAACATACTCTAGATAAAATTAAATATTTTTTTAAGCATTACAAAGATTTGGAAGAAAAAAACGTAAATGTTAAAGAATTTCATGATAGTCACACTGCTATAAAAGTGTATCAAGAATCAGTTGAAAGATATAAGTTTTTTTCAACACAAAAAAATAAAATAACAAATTATTTTATGGATTTTTAATAAAAGTATAGACACTTATTGTAATAAAGATCATTATTATAAATATAAGTAGGATTAACATCATACATACCTCCATTGTAATATCTTAATGTTCCGAGTAATGGTATACCCCACAATCCACTATAACGATGCGTTTAACCAATTCTACCATATCCTTCAATCATTGTTTCATTAAAATACAAATTAGTTAAAAATAACAAAATAAAAAATCCTAAAATAATTATTAATATTTTATTTTTAACCATTTATATTATATAAAAATATTTATTTATAAATAATATGTTAGATTACTTATCATACATATTATTTTTTGCATTACTTATTGTATTTATAATTTATATTTATATACGTTTAAAATATGGGTTTTGGGTAATACAACCAGTATTTCATGTTTATGATTTTAGTTATATGTTCAATTCTCCAGGAATAATTCAGGATTCACTCCCAGACAAAAATAAATATACAAACTTTAAAGATATTGAAACAATAGTTTTCTCAGATCTAACATCAATTCAAAAGACAAGGTTTACAAATTTAATCAAAACTAATTATTTACAAAATAAAGACAATATATTCTCTCCAAAATCTGAAAATATAATACCTTATTTTATAGGTCATAATGATAAATCGTTTGTTTCATTTTTTTACGAAGACAATCATATGATTGACTTAAAAAAAGGCACTATGATAACTGATAGAAAAATAGTCGGTGCAATGACGTCAAGACCATTACATGTGATAATAAATAATGACAAAAAAAATATAAATACTAAATTTAGAATGTATTATGTTGATTATTTATGTGTAGATAAATTACATAGAAAAAAAGGAATAGCACCACAAATTATTCAAACACATCATTATAATCAAAGACATATAAATAAAAATATTACTATTTCACTCTTTAAGAGAGAAGATGAATTAACAGGAATTGTTCCTTTATGTGTTTACTCAACATATGGTTTTCATGTTGACAAATGGACAAAACCATTAGATTTATCAAGTGAATATAAATTATTGGAAATAAATGCACAAAATTTTAGATTTTTATATGATTTTATACAAATAAATAATAATAAATTTGATATTATTATTAATACGGAAGTTACAAATATATTAGAGCTAATTAAAACAAAAAATATATTTATATATGTTATTTTATGTGATGAAAATATACAATGTTGTTATTTTTATAGAAAATCTTGTGTACAGATTGAAAAAGGTTTGGAAGTATTAAGTTGTTTTGGTTCAATTTGTCATTGTAATGAAGATATCTTTATTCAAGGATTTAAAATAAGTTTTTGGAAAATAGCAGCAGAAAATTATTTTGGTTTTTCTGCTATTGAAAATTTATCACATAATAATATAATAATAAATAATATTATTCTAAAAACTAAACCCTTAATAGTTTCACCGACTGCTTATTTTTTTTATAATTTTGCTTATCCAACATTTAATTCTCAAAAGGTTTTAATTATTAATTAAATTTACTTTTTATTAGTTGTTGCTTTTGGTTTTCTTGGTGCTCTCTTTTTCTTTTCAGGAAGAGAACTAGGAGTGTTTTCAGAAATTGGAACAGATGTTGGAGGTTTATTTACTTCAACTTTTTCTTGGATAATAATATTTTCTTCTTTATTTTTAATATTTTCATTTTCATTATCACTTGAATCACTAAGATCTGTTCCATTACATTCTTCACAATATTTTCCAAGCTCAATATATCTTTTTCTTTGCTCTCTTCCAAGACTTTTGCATTTACGAATAAGTCTATTTGTTAAATTCAAATTTCTAATATCATTTTTGAGTTCTTGATTAGGTAAAAAAACTTGCGGACCATGTTCCATTAGAAAGATTTGATTTTTTTTGTTATAAAATAAAATAGGTTCGCCTTTATCATCTAGTTCAATTACACCACAAGTACAATAATCAACATGTTCAACATCATCTCCTTTTTTACACTTAATATCTATACAATCTACATCATTAATATATTCTTCAAAAAAATCCTGTGCTTCATCTCGCGTGTTAAATAAATATAGTTTTGGGGGATTAATAGTAATAGAAGTTAATCTAATTCTTGCTACTTCATCTTGATAACACTGAAAATCATAACAACCATTATGTGTATTATGTATAACAATATAATTTACCATTTTTTGTTATTTTATTATAATAAAATTGGTTTAAATTGTTTATTTAAATATTTTATAAGTTATTTTATAAGTTATAAAAAGTATTAACTAAATATATAACTGATTTAACGAGTATATTTACCAGCTCTAACAAATGTATCAGCAATAAATATAATAAATATTCCTAAAAATGAATATAAAATAACTTCTTCAGTTACATTATTAGTTTTTTCATCCTGTTGATCTTCTAATAAAGATATCATATAATTAAGTTTTTGTAACAAAACATCTTGAGGTTGATTTTCTAATCCATTTTGTGGTTCTCTATATTGATAATAAGGTCTATTTGCATAATTTTTTTGAGGATTATAACCAGGTAAAACTGTTTTATAATACTTCTCTATAGTTTTATTATCACCATAGTTACTATAATCATTTAAATCTAAATTATTACCACCTTCATAATTTGGAGATGGCGCTTTACCAACGGTTCTCAAATCCATTCCACCAAAAGTTTCAGTTTTAGGTATAGTTTTTTGGACACCTGCTGATTCTGGTTTTGGTGGCGGATTAAACATATCATAATTATCATCATTATCATCATTATCATCAGTATTATTGTGTATTTTTTGTAAAACTGAATTAACTTTATTAGTATCAAAATTTTCAATTTTAGGATACTTTCTCTGAGTTCTTTTATGACGTTTTTGATTTAGAATATTATCTGAACTATCTGAATTATTTGGTAATGTTATATTTGAATTATCATCAATTGGAGCTGCAAACATTGCTAAAGACATTCTCTTAATAAAAATTTAGATAATAATTTGCAAAACAGACTGAAATACTGAAATTTATAAGTTATTCAAAATAAATTATATCTTATAATTTATATAATGGATTTTAAGTTAGTTAGTAAAAATAATATGGGTATAGTTATTACTCTGATTTTAGTTGTATTACTCTCACAATCTAGATTTTTTGATTTTTATATGGAATCATATTTAGGTAGAATGTTCCTTTTAGTGTTTGTAATTTTTGTTGCTTATGCAAATAAATTTTTAGGTTTATTAGCTGTATTATTTATTATGATCGGTTTTAATCAATATGATATGAATGTAGTTCAAAGTTATAATTACTATGAAGGATTTGATGGTTCTGGAAATATTCCAAATTTAACTGAAGAACAAAAGGCTAAAGCAAAAAAAGTAGCAACAGATATTAATATTAATAGTGATTCTAATAGTAATATGTCTCAAACTACTACTACAACATCTAGTGTTGTTTCTGGAAAAGTTTCTACTACTGGAATTGAAGGATTTTGTATGACAGATAGAGAGTTAAATATATTAAGAGGAAAACAATCAAACTCAGTGCCAGTTTATAATAGTAAAAATGTTGATGATGATGTTAGTCCAACTGATAAATCTGTATTTTCAAATTTATTTGCTTCATTTTAAATTATAAATATTATATATGAATAGTTTTAATTATAGTTTATTTTTAATATTAACAATAATAATAATTTTTATGTCTTTTATGGAACGTGTATATTACGAACCATTCGTTCCAAAAAAAATAAAAGAGATCTATAGACCATTAGAGAGAAATATTAGGATGTCTTATGAAGGATTTTATGATAAATCATCAACAAATATTTCAAATCTTTTTAGAAAATTTGGCATATTATAAAAATATAATAATATCTTATTTTAATATAATGTCTACAACGACTCAGTCACCACCACAACAAATAAATATAAATGATCCTGCTTCAACTATTCAAGCTGGAGGTAAAACAACTATATTTACGCCTTTATTTAATGGAATTGCTTATATGAATAATCATGTTATGTATTTAAATAATAGTAAGTTTTTCGCGGGTGTAATAATGATTCTTTTAAACGTCGGTTCAAAATTTATTCAAATACAATTTAGCAAATCAACTGAGGAGTATATGAAATATTCAGTAAGCAAACAATTATTAGTATTCTCAATGGCATGGATGGGTACACGTGATATATATACAGCTCTAGGATTAACAGCAGTTTTTACTATTCTCTCTGAATTTTTATTTAACGAAGAAAGTTCTTTATGCATTGTTCCATATCAATACAGGGTTTTACATAAATTAATTGATAATAATGATGACGGAAATGTTACAGAACCAGAATTAGCTGCAGCAATAGCAGTGTTGGAAAAAGCGAAGAGAGAAAAACAAAGAAAAAATCAAAAAGAAGCTTATTCAAAATTTGATTTTGAAAGATTTTATAATAATAATTAAGTTTAATTAAATAGAATCAATATGAAATTATATTAAATAAATTAATATAATATATATTATAATGTATTTTAGAAACGCTACCTTCGGTTTTATTAATATATTCTTCTTAATACTATTTAGTCAAATTGCTTATTGTGAATTATTTTCGAATCTTAGAGGATCTAAATCACCTGAAACTGTTAATGAGTTAGATGTAAGTAAATATTTAGGTAATTGGTATCAAATTTATGGTGCTCCTACGAATGTTATATTTCAAGGGTATGGAAAATGTTTAACAGCACAATATGGATTGTTAGAAAATGGAGATGTAAGCGTTTTAAATTCTCAAATTAATTCAAATAATAAACTAGAACAGATATCTGGTTATGGTTATTATACAAATACAAGTGAACCAGGAAAATTAACGGTTCATTTAGATGGTGTTCCAGCGGACTCACCGTATTGGGTAGTAAGATTAGGTGAAGTAATCCATGATCAATATCAATATAGTATAATATCAGTTCCTTCAGGAATTTCACTCTGGGTCATAACTAGAGATGTAGATAATTTTTATAAAAAATATGATACTGAAGTAAAACAATATTTAGATGCAAATAATTTTAAATACGAATCAATAACTCAAGATGAAACATGTGAATATTTCTTTAAATAGATAAATATAGATTTATCCAAATATCTTGCTATACTTGGTTTAACCTTCATTGACTTTGGTAAATTTAATTTTTCTTCTATATCTGTCATATAATAGATATAGAATTTATTGTATATTTTTTCTTGTTTTATTACCTATATTTTGTTTAATATTACTACTATTTACATTTGGTTTATTTTTAACTGTTTTATTGTATACTGGAGGTATTATATATGGTCTTCCTGTAAATTCAGCAAATGCTTTTCTTATTGAATTATATTTATTATTACATTTTGATTCACTAATTTGTTGAGGAGTCAATGATGTCCCAGGATGTAATTCCATATCGATTGTTATTGTATATGCTATTTTTGATGAACCTCTTTCTTCTGGTTTTTTTATTATATTTGATGGTCTATAACCGTAAGGTTTATAATTATATGAAGAATTATTTAAACCACCTATTAATCGGTTTTCATCAATATTTAAATTTGCTTCTAGATTTGTTATATTATTTATACTATTTGGGAAAAATCTAATGAAATTATTTTTAAAATTTATAGCTAGTAAATTTAAAGTAAATGATTGATATATTATACTCATTATATTATTATAAATAGGAAAATTATTTCTTGCTTCTTGTCTTGCTAATCCTAAATATGATGAACCAAATATTAAGAATAATATATGTATTGGTGGTAATAACATTTTATCTGAAAAAATAGTATAATATTTACTTTTGTATTTTTTTTCTTCTCTAATTCCCGATTTTGATTTAACTATCTCAATATTTGTATAATATTTAAATCTTATTAGATCATAATGATTATTTGCTAGATATAAAAATATTGTTTTTTTTGAACAATTGCTATTAATTAAATCATGATAACTTGTTGCTGTGTTTAGTAATTCCGCATTCACTAAATTTATATTCATATTTGTATATGTATATCTTTCAATTGATACTACAGAAATTTTAAGTTTTTTACAAATTGCATCAATTGCCACAGTATTTGCCCAATATTCTTTACTTTTCATATATGCAGGAATCTCATCATTACGAAGAATTCTAAAAGGTCTATTATATTCATCAATAATTACTGGAGGTATATTTGGTTTATACACTAAAAAATTTATTTCTCCTTTGTATATATTATTTAATGTATCCATATACAATTGAGGTGTTATACCAGTATTAATACCTTCACGAATTAGTGTTGCTTTTGTATCATTTATAGTATTTTCAAACGATTCATTTAATAAATCAGCATAAACTTGTGCAGCTTGTAGATATTCGTTAATTCTATCTTCACCTAGACTAATAAAATATTCTAGAGTTATATCTCTTAATTTTGCAACTGTAAATAATTGTGTCTTACCATAATTTGCATAAATTATTTTTGATGACTGATTTTCATAATTATAAATATTTATTCCATTTGCAAGCGATGTAAAAAAACAATCTCCATCTGGGAGTGTTTCTAAAATATCTACTTGATCACATAATTTAGTATATGATGTTGGACTTAAATTAGATATTGTTTTTACTTGACGAGGTTCATAATTTGTCACTATATGATAAAATGCTTTAATTTGAGATTTTAATACATCTGGAAATTTGCTAAATACTAATCTTATTAATTCAAAATATTTTTTGTTGTTAAAATAATCTCTAAAAAATTTTGTTTGATTTTTTCCTATTTTTAATGTTGATTTAAATGATTCATATAATCTTTCTTCTTCTGGTGATATTTCTTCGACACGTGAAGAAACAAGAGGAGGATTCAAATCATTTATTATTTGTTTTAGTACTTTTGGTGCTGGTGGTGGGGGAATAATTATTGGTCCTTTTGCTAGTGGTCCTGCTGGTGGTGGGGGAATAATTATTGGTCCTTTTGCTAGTGGTCCTGCTGATGGTCCTGCTGATGGTGGTCCTGCTGATGGTGGTCCTGCTGATGGTGGTCCTGCTGGTGGTGGTCCTGCTGGTGGTGGTCCTGCTGGTGATGGTATTGGACCTACTGTGGATGGTTTAGGCGGCAATGGTGATGCAGATGTGGATGGTTTAGGTGGCGCAGGTGATGTTACTCCTCGTGCTACATTAATAGGAGGACCAGTGTAATTAATTCCTTTAATTATAGATTCTGGAAGTTGTTGTAACTGTTCTTCTCCACTTATTATTTCTTCTCTAACAAGTTCAGCATATAATTTTGGATCACTTATTTTACTTGGATCAATTTCTTCTTTTTTTTGTTTTATATCTATTTTCCAATCACCTGTAGTCCATTGAACATCACCAATTGCATATGGTTTTTTTCCAATATATATAACTGAACCTACTGGAAATATAGTATTTAATGTTATTTTTATATTATTATCAACATAACCATATCTTGTAGCTTGTATTAAATTTTTAACTGGAACAGAACCCATATAGTTTAACATTGATTGAAATAAACCTTTATTGAAAAACTCTTTTATTCTATATTCCTCTGGAATTTTATTTATAATAGATTGATTTAATTTAATTAATGGATTAAAAAAAACTGCTCTTTCTTCAGTATCTTTAACTGTCATAGAAGGGTTGTATTCTATTTTTTGATATCCAGGAATACTAGTATTTATTATAATATTTAACTGATCAGGAAAAATTTTTTTTTGTTGTTCTGTGCTCATACTAATATATCGCTATATAATTATATGCATTTTATAACTTTTAAAATATAAAATTGAAAAGTAAAATTAAAATACTAAATAAATATATCTAAATTGATAATGTCATTAATTCTCAAATTAAATAATTTAATTGAGGGTGAAATTATTAAACGCCCTTCAAAATATATTAAAACTCCATATGTTGCTGATATAAAAATTTGTTCAACATCTAATATGATATTAGGTCATACAGCATCTCTTGGGTGTTGTGGATTAGCTGATGTTGGAGCAAGTATATTAATGGCTCCTGTTCCTAAAACAAAAAATAATCAAAATTATGATAAACTTCATTGCGAATATAGAGTTTATTTATCTATAGTTAGAGAGAAAGAACATGAAATTATAGTTGGGATTTATCCAAAATTAGCAGAAGAACTTACTGAATCTGCACTTAAAAATAATCTCCTTTCAGAATTACTTAATGTTAAATCTTATAAAAAAGAAACTAAAATTTATGTTCCTGGTTTGGTAGATTCAAGATTTGATTTTACAGGTATAGATGAAAATAGTGTTCCGTTTATAATGGAAGTTAAAAATGTTCCTCTTGCTGATTATGAAGATGTTACTGCAAAAGATCGTAAAAAAATGTGTTTCGATAATAGGGATATAAACTCTAAGGTTGCTTATTTTCCTGACGGGTACCGAAAAAAAAGCACTGATCCAGTTAGCCCAAGGGCATTGAAACATATAAAAGAACTTACACTTATTAAACGTATGTCTAAAACTCGTTGTATTATGTGTTACGTAATACAACGAACTGATGTAGATAGATTTCAACCATCTGTTATCGATCCAGAATATAGAGAAGCATTTAAAACAGCTATAAATAATGGTGTTGAAATAATTACTATGGTTATTCACTGGACAAGAGAAGGTGAAGCTTATTTTGTGAAAGACAATTTAGCTATTAATTTTGAATAAATTATTATGATTAAAAACTTAGTATTTATTGTTTTTTCTAGTTTTTTTACCACCTTTTGATTTACCAATATATTTTTCATCAGTCTCTTTCAGTCTAGCTTTTCTTGTATTGGTACTAGCTTTAACAGGAGCTGGTTTTTGTCTTACTCCTTTTGCAAGTGCTGGTCCAGTTTCAAAAGCTGAAAGTCCGACTAATTCTGATAACTTTGCAAATATACCATCAGTTGAATTAATCATTACTGAATTTAACAATTTAGAAGGTGCATAGTTAGAATAAATTATTCCTCTTTTTCCTTCATATATAAGTTTTTTTGGGTAAAAACTAGTACATAATCGAGGATAAAAACAAGATGAATTAGTTCCATAATATATAAAATTTAAAAAAGATAACCCCATTATTGTGAAACTGCTTAATGTTAAATTAAGATCTGAATTTTTTAAATATGATCTAATTATACCATACTGAGGAAAATTGGAATGTAAATAATCATCAATATTCCTATCATTTATTTCAGTTTCTTCGCTTTCTATTAGATCAGGGTTATCTTCCATTTTTATTTCTTCAGATTCCATAATATCAAATGCTGTATAAATATATTTTGTATTTGACCAACCTAATAATACTATAATTAATTTAACATAATTTAGACGTAAAATATCCAACATATCTGAAACATTTAGAAGTTCATTTGGATTTACTTCATCTGAAGACATTAATCTACTTTCTATTTCATGTTCATTTAATATGTCTGAATATATATATTGTTCAGCTAACATTTTGAGTCCAATTAATAAACCTATATTTTCATTTTCTAAATCGTAGTTATTATCATCATCTTGTTGAAATAATAATTGATGACAAAAATCATCAGTTTCGTAGTTAGAACTTATACCATTTAAAATTGTTGGTATATCTATTGGGTCTACAGTTTCCTGTAAATTTGCTACATTAGTCATATAAGAGGAACATTTTGTAAATGTTTTAATTAGTAATTTTTGTATTTCGTAATATATACAATATTTATTATAATCTTGTTCAGTTCCTCCCATCTGAATTATATTTAAACTACCAGCAGCTTGTGATGGAGGACATGTAATGCCAAATGGTCTCATAATCTCATTTAAAATTACAATTATATGTTCAAATCTACCTGGATCACATGAAGAAGTAGCCATTAAAGGTTCAATACGTTCATTTATAGTAGTTATTAAATAGCCTATTTTATTATAAAATTGACCAAAATCACTTATTTCAACATTATCAGAAAGTCCATCATTTAAAATAGAAGATTTAAATGAATCTATGAAATTATTATACTCAGAAACAAAATTTTTATTTGCGATCCTTTGTGCTTCTAATTTTTTTTCCATTCCTCTTCCTAATTCTCTTGTTGGTGGTTCATTAATTCGACGAATCTCATTAGTAATAAAATTAATCAATGATTTTGATTCTTTTGATATATCATCACTTCTTTTTAAATTTAATCCTAAAGATGGTCTTCGAAATGTTAAAGTTGAATCTTCTTCCTGATTTAATGGTGTAAAATCATCAACAATATTTTCTAATGATAAAGGAAACCCTTGTTCAATAACTGTATTATAAACATTAAAATTTTTTGTATTTTCTAATTCTGCTATACTAATCAACAAAGGTTGCAATTGTGTTTCTTGCAATCTCGTAAGATTAGTTTCATCTAAACTTTGTAAATCTATTCCCTTTATAGAAGTAAATTGTTCGGAAGCTCTATATAATTCAGAAATTACTGGATCATTAGCTGGATCTATTGTTAAAAATTGATTACACGCTTCAAGCATAAGTGACAATATAAATATAGCATTTGAATATTTAACAAATAAAAATATTAATAATGGATTAGATAATGTTCCATCAGGATTAAATAATAGTCCATAAAGACCACTATATTTTGAAAATAATTGTTCTCTTAGAACACAAATTTGCATATAATAATTTGTAATAAAAAAACAAGTTTTAGATAATTTATCATTGATTTTTTCTATGTAATCATTTATTACACTGATACCAGTTCTAATTTTAAGTCTTAATTGATCTTCTTGGCTTCCACTATATAAATTGCATCTATATAATTTACAACTACCAGAGTTACCAACTTGATAAATTGATGGTACACCTAATAATCTTCCAACCAATGTTGACAATTCATCACCACTAGTAAATGTATAACAATTAGCATTTGATATTCCGTCAAGAAATATTTGTTTTAAAACAGTATAAGATTGTTGATAGTCTCCAGTTCTTTTATAATCAGCTAGTATTTTAAATAATGATAAAAATTTTTCGTGTGTCATATTCATAAAAATTGCTCCACCAGGACCACTATTGTTACAAAAAATTTTTAAAATTCTTGCATCAGCTATAGGTATTCGACTATTTAATGGTCCCGCATTTTTAAGTTCATTTAATTGTGTTTTAAAAGTTTGAACATCTCTAGCTTGAGGGCTTAACCAAAGACCATTTACATCACGAAATGGTGGTCTATTTAGTTTCAATAATTTATCTAGAACTTTACCAATATATGGAACTCCTGCGCCACTTGTTCCACATTTTTTATTATCTGAATCTTGTTCTGCTTTTTCTTTTTCTACCTCGCCAAAAAAATATCTAGCTACTAGCCCAGGATAAGTATCTATATGTGTTTTAATTCTTCCACATGCTGTATTATATGGTTCTGTATATAAACCAATATCAGGGTTTCGTAAAGCATCTACATACTGTTTTATCTCGTCAGTTATTTCTAATATATTTAAAGAAAAACTATACAAATTATCTTTATCAAATCTTGAGCCTTCATTTAATAAGTAACACATTAAATATTTATCACAAGAAAAATAATTTGAAATTATAGGTACAATTTGTTGTGAAGGTAATGTTTCAAAAAATATAGGAACACCTGGATCTAAGGTAGATATAGATGTACAAGCAGAATCTAAAAAACACGGCACTGCTATAAATGGAGTAGTATTTGAACCAGGAACACTTAAAAAATCACCCAAAAATCCTATTCCTGCATCTGATAAAACTTTCATTGAAGGTTCAGGTAATGTCAATCTTGGTATCGTATCTAACCTTGATATATCGTTTAAATCAGAAGAATGTAAAAACCATCTTACAAAATTCGCAATTTTTAAATAATTATCTGTAAGAGTTTTTGGATTATTTCTTGATATTGCAATCAAATACTTAGAAAATGTAATACTATCTTTATCTAATTTCTTAATAATTGGGTTACTTGTATTTATAAGTAAAGTGAGTGATCCATTAGATTCCTTTACTTTTTTTCTCAAATTAGGAGCTATATTTGGAAAATCAAAACCAGCTATAATTTCATCATATGTTATATTTACTTCACTACTCTGTAGTCCATTTCTTATTTCAATAGATTTTGTAACTGTAGATTCAAATGATGCCGCCTTAATTTTACCATATTCATCAAAATTTATTAGATCTTTATAATTTTTAATAAAATCACCCGTAAACCATTCTCCCGTTAATAAATAGTTTGCTGGACCATTATCATTAAATGCTCTTTTATCATAACCTGCTCTCTCTTTAGATAAGTCATGAAATGTGTCATCAATTGCTAATCTTTTTAAAACAGAACTGTCTATAATATATCTAGGATTTGGTCTTGGTGGATTACCACGTACAAATGCTGATGGATTACTTAAGTTGTTAATTTCACAACTTCTAAATTGATTTTCATTAATATAACTAGTCATTTATATATTAATGAAATAATATAAATTTTACATTTTTGCACATTTAAAACGCCGATTATTTACTTATATTTTTTGTAGTTAATCTTATTGCTCTGCCAATTTTTTGTTCTCTTTTTGGCAAATAAAATTCAGGTATGAGTGATTTAAACATAAGATAATTTCTAAGTCTATCTTCTCCTATACGTTCTTCTGGATTTATATCATTAATAATATTACCACTACAAGTGTTATTTTGCCCACTACTATTATTAACAACGCCACTAACATTACTAGAAATATCAATATTGTCTACATCCACCTTTACACTATTATTATTATTATTGTTGTTGTTATTTGTTGACGGATTTTCTATAAAATATTTTAGGCACTCTCTATTCATTATATATATTATAAATATTTCTTTAAATTATAATCGGCGTTTAAAATTTGCAAAGGTTTAAAAATTTTCGAAAATAATATTTTGTGTATTGGAGTCAATACTATCCATAATAGTTTCTATTGATTTAACATTATTTGGATTATCATTATATTTTAATAAAAATGATATTAAATCAAGTATAACTTTTATTTTTTCATCAGTCCATTGTTTATTTAACAATTCATTTATTGCAGTAGTATAATATCCAGTAAAATTATCCTTAATAAACATATTTTCATTATATGTTTGTTGAATATGATTAGTAAGAATTACATAATAATAATTTAATGTAATGGTAATAATGGAACATAATTTATAAGTTTCAATTAGTTTTTTAAGTCCGTTTTGTGCACATAAAAATAAATTTTTAATTCTTGGTGTTTTTTCAATAAATGGTTTAGATAAAAAATGTAAGCAGGCTATATTTATTGGATTATACATATATTGTAAATCTGTTTTATTAGATTTATAAATAACTCTACAAAGAGCTTGAAAAGGACCTGGTTCTTGAAAATAAATAACATTATTTTGTATTAATAATTTTGTTCCAACAGGTTTATTACTTAAAATTGCTAATTTTATTATTACTGATAATGGATCAAGAATTAATAATTTGATATTTATATTATTATTATCATCTGGTATAGAAACAGTTGTGTTCATTATATTAATAATGTAAAAAATTTTTAAATTATTAATTAGATATATATAGTTTTTTTATTTTTTTATTGTAGCAAGAAATTCATCTACATAATTAGATGGTATCATATTAAAATCAATTAATGTTTTATTTAAATTATACTGTTCAAAATATTTTTCATTATTATCCATTTTTTTTAAAAAGAATTCTTTATCGGTAATACATTTTTGAGCGGTTTTCAAACCACATTTCGGAAATACAGAAGGAATATTATCACTGACATCACCCATAAGAATTTTAATTTTTAAGTCATCCGCAGGATTTCCCGTTGCAGTTTTTCCATCAGCTAAATTTTTATATGTAAGTGTATATAAATAAACATTATGAGAGTTTAATTGTAAATAATCTCTATCACTTGTTATTATATAAATCTTACATTTTGGATATTTATTGAGCAAATATTTTACGGATAGTGCAATACAATCGTCTGCTTCTAAACGAGAATGTTTAAGAATTGCTTTTGCTCCTCCTTTTTGAAATAATTCATCTTCATATGCCATTTTAAAGAATGGTCCGCCCATAAATCCATCTTCAGGTCCATTAGATCGGTTTGCTTTATAATCTTTAAATATATCATTGCGCCATATATTTTCTCTTTTACAATCCTTGCCAACAATAATGACTGGTTTAACTGGGTCTTTGTGTATTTTGAGTTTTTTTGGTATTTGTTCTAAATTTTCAACAAAGGTTTTTTTAAATTTTTCGACAAATTTTTCGTTTTGATAAGGATCATCGAGTGGTTCATCTGGATATGCATTTTTCCACCATTGTTGTAATGCAAAATAACGATAAAAGCAGTAATAACTTCCATCTACAAATATAAAAGTTGGATTCATAATTAATGATTCAAATATGTTAATATCCATGGATATTATTATTAATAAGTATTTAATTAGTTTCAATTTTATTATTTAATTTAACTATTTTTATTTATAGCTTATATTTCTTATTAGATAGTAAAGTAATATCATGTTCTTTTATTTAGAATAGCAATCTTATAATAATCAGAACAAATAGATAAATTGAAAATAACATTATTAAGTTCATGAGAATATTCAACAGAAGAACGAGAATCATGATTTGATACATTTATAAAGTGAATATGAAGATGATATGTAGAAGGTTCATAATGAAAAAACATTTTAATGTAGTGTTCTTCAATATTATATTTGAATTTAATTATATTTAAAGTGACTTTTTTCATATATTCAAGTAATGGAATATGGGACTCATTTAAAGAACGAATAGATCGTAAAGATGTATCAACTGGCATACATAAAATGTGTAATTTATCAATATTTTTGCCATCCCACATATACGTAGGTATAACTATACATAATTCATCTCTATACATTATGGAGTCTTGTTCTGATATCCCATCAATAATATTGTAAATCCATTGATCCTTTTTAAGATCACGTTTTGAAATATATTTCATATATTCTTCATATGTCTCTCTAACTATTTTTTTTTCAAAGCGTTTTAACTGATTAATATCATTGCATATGATAAGTTCACCTTCAACTTCAACAGTTGCTTTATATTTTTCATAAATATCATTTTTAAGAACTAATTCATTTTTTTTAATAGTGTCAAAAGAGGCTATATATGATGGTATAAATTTATAATTTATATTATCAATATTAACTTGCATTATAGTGTATATATAATATATCAATAGTTTTAAATATTTTAAATAATATATATTTTAAATAATATATATTTTAAAAAAGTATTTAAAGACCAAAACACTACATTCTGTAGGGAAATTCTTTAAATACCCAAAATTTTATGAAAAAAACACCCCTACATATGAAAGGTTGTGAAGTAAAAACCTTTGGGAAAGTTTTTTTAACTTTCCCAAAATGGACAAAAAAAATGTCCAAAAATCAAAAGCCAAAACACTCCTTACTGACAAAAAAATTACCTTACCATATTGAAAAATTATCGTCACAAATTAATCTGCAAATATTTTTTTGTGATTGTATTTTTTTAAATAAAAAACTTAAAAATTTTTTCTTTAGGAAATATAATGGAAACCGCGGAAACGCCGATTACGCCAAAAAAACGCGCATTTTCTTGTCAATTATGTGATTTTAAATGCTCTAAATTATCCGATTGGAATAGACATATTAACACGATAAAACATACTCATCGTCACAATGGAAATATTTTGGAAACGCCTGGAAATTTTTTGGAAATATCTGGCGTAAAATTTACTTGTGACTGTGGAAAGAGTTATAATACAAATTCTGGGCTCTGGAAACATAAAAAAACGTGCCAAAAAAAGTACCAAAAAACGCCAAAAAATAATATTAAAAAAAATAATGATGAAGAACAAAAAATGGACGTATATGATCTAGTAAAATATTTGATGAAAGAAAATAGTGAACTAAAAACTATGATGATTGAACAACAAAATACAATGATATATACTCAAAACAAATTTTTAGAAAATTCCAATAATATTGCTATTGAATTAGTTAAAAATGGTGTAAATAATACTACAAATAATACTACTAATAATAATAATAATTCACATAATAAAGCATTTAATTTGAATTTCTTTTTAAACGAAACTTGTAAAAATGCTATGAATATTAATGAATTTGTAGATTCTATTAAGCTTCAATTATCTGATTTAATAAGTGTTGGAGAACTAGGATATGTTGAAGGAATTTCTAATATTATTGTTAAAAAATTAAATGCTTTAGATGAAACTGAAAGACCAATACATTGCACAGATAAAAAGAGAGAAACTATTTATATTAAAGATGAAGATAAATGGGAAAAAGATGATGAAGAAAAGAAAAAACTAAGAAATGTTATTGGTAAAGTTGCTTTTAAAAATCAAAAATTATTCCCGCAATTTAAAGAAAAATATCCTGATTATAATAATTCTGATTCTAATCATTCTGATCAATATAGTAAAATAGTTATTGAATCATTAGAAGATAGTAATAAAGAAAAACAAGATAAAATAATAAGAAAAATTGCAAATGAAGTTCTTATTGAGAAGTAATTAACATTTAATATCATTGTATATTAATGAAATTAAATAATTTATATGTTTTAAGTATCATATTTATTTTAGCCTATTATCATTTTATTATTCATAATAATTTAGAAAAATTATTTATGCAATGTCATTTTAATTATAATAACATTAAAAGACCAAAAAATAAATGTCAAGATATAAAAAAATGTTATGAAATAAGTTGTATTGGACTACCATCTGGTCATGCTGAAACTTCATCAGTATTATTATTTTTACTATATTTTAATAAATATATATCATTATGGACTTGTTTATTATTAATTTTTATAGTTTGTTTACAAAGAATTTTAGCTGATATGCATACAATTTTTCAAGTAATTATTGGATCTTTAATTGGTCTATTATATGCTTTTATATATTCATTTAATACTAATCATATTTCAATATTAGGAATTTTCACTGTGTTATCGATTGGTATAACCTTAGCTTATTTATGTGTAGATAAATATATTTCAACAACAAATCATCAATGTTTTGATAATGATGTATATAAAAATATAGATAATAATATGACCACATACTCAAAAATAATGTCTATATATTCAAATATTTTTATAATTCATTCTCAAATAAATCCTTAATTAAGATAATAACATTTCTGTATGAAATAATTCATTAATTACTTTATCCATTAATGTAATAAAATTATTTTTACAAAGAGTTAATGTAATACCATGTGACATAGCTAATACAAGCTGTGATTTTATAAAATCATCACTAGGTCTTATTCCTATATTTGCAAGTTCATCCTTAGACAAATATTCTTTTAATTTTGATATAAATTTATAAATCTGTATTTGATTTGCTTTTTTTGATGATGTTATTGTTTCTGATATAATATCTTCAGCAAAATTAATAATATTATTATAATCTTCTTTTGGTATTTGTTTTAATACTCCTGGAGGATCAATAATTCCTGAATTTAAAATTTTTTCAGCTGATTCACGAGGTGAATTATCAAACATTTGTGTAAAAACGTCAAACATTAAACCTTTATATTCAGAACCCACTTCATAAATAATACCAAAATCAATAACACCTATTTTATAAGGATATTTAGGGTCATTTTTATCTTTAATAAATAAAATATTTCCACTATGTAAATCACCATGAGTAACACCGTGAATAATAGTAGTTACAATGCCAAATTTAACAACTAATTTGGCAAAACCTTCATAATCATCTTCATTTATTTGATTAATTTTAATACCTTCAATATATTCCATTAATATAGCATTTGGATATTCTTCTGTTACATTTCTTATTGCCTTAGGAATTTTAACATATTTAAGATTTTTACAATTCTCTCTAATTCTATCCATATTATCTATTTCTTCAAAGAAATTTGTTTGATGTCTTATTATTTCAATATTTTTATTTACAACTTCTGCTATTTGATATTTATTAAAAATAGGAATAAATGATAGAATATACATAGTAAATAATAAATTATTTATAGCATCATCTAATTTTTGTTGAATATTTTTTCGTTTTATTTTAATTATAACAGGTTCAAGTAAATTTTTCTTATATGCCTTAAAAACTAATGAAATCATTCCAGAATTAATAGGAATTTCATAACCACTTTTAAGATATAGATCATATTTATCAGCTATTTCAATTAAATCCATTAAATCAATATCTGAATAATTCCATGGTGCATTATCAGTAAATTTTAATAATTCATTATTTGTTTTATCATCAATTAAGCTATTATTAAGAGCAAATGCTTGGAATACTTTAACATATAAAATATTTATTGAAGCAAGTCGTAAAGATAAACGAGAAATAAATAACGAATAATCGCGAAATACTGCATATATCATCATTTCAGTCATAAAAATAAATGTAGCATTTAATAAAAATAAAATAGATTTAAGATTTTTAAAAATATTTTGAAACATATATCTTACATTCTAACGTTTTCTATAAATTGTTTTACACGTTTAAATATTTTAAATAATATTAACCCTACCATTTTTTCAGCAACTGTTGGTATTATTGTAGTATTTTCAAATATTATTTCAAATGAAAAATCAATTTTATGATTTGTTATAATATTACAATTACATATCATATTTTGTATCGACATTAATTCAGCATCAATTGGCATACCTTCGGGCCTTTCACCTTTAATGGTTTGTGATACAAATTTAATATTATTTTTTTCAGTATATTTTTTAATATGAACATAAGAAAAACGTTGAGGTAGTCCAAGATCTTCAAATAAATTCATCATTAATAAATTAAGTATTGCTTCTGTTTCATTAATAACATGAAGATTAACTTTTTCATATATATCATTATTTAAATCATAAATTAGTTTTACTAAATTAAAATCAATAATTTTTGGTATTATTATATGATCATTTTCCATTTTAAAAGATAAATTATAGTTATTTTTTTCATTTTTTTTAAATATAAACCCTTCTTTGGAATACAAAATAATTGGTTCTGTCATTTATTTTAATATATAAAGTAATTTAAAATAAATAACTTATTTTACACCTTTGGACATTTAAAACGCCGTTTTTAGCAAATTAAAAAACAAAAGTGTAATGGCGAATTTTACGTTTTACCATACTTATCTTCCTAAAAGGTGTAAAAGTAAATTTACAAGTTTACAAAAGGGTTTTATACCATTGAAGAATAAAAAAAATGCACCTTCGCACCAAATCCAAACAAATTATTTTACAACTTTTTTACATTTCAAAAGCCATAAATATATAATTAAACTAATTAAAAATAAAAAGATGTAATATTTTAATAATAATGGAAAATAATAAAACAAATGACGAAGAATCAGTAGATGATATCTTTAATGATGTCATTAGTAGAGATATTGATTTTTTTTTAACAAGTAATAAAATTAATTTTATAAAAAAAATATTGTCAGGTGAATTTATAATGTATGAATTTACTTGATATTGTGATAAGGATATAATATATTATTTATATATTTATGATATTTATGTTATATTTGAATATGAGGATAGTAACTTTTTTACTTATCCTGGTTCATACACTATAGATATTATAGATGGTTTTTGGAAAAATATGAGTAGTCAAAATAAAAATTTAATTTTTAATTTAGTTTTAAATAATTATAATAATCCTATAAAGTATATTCAAAAACGAAAATTAATTAATAAATCAGAAAGCGACGATAGCTGGTGGGACGATGATGGGTCACTACTGATGGATTTGTACGCTGAGAGGGGTGATAATAAGTGATTTCAAATTTAAAAAGTGTAAATCTTCACCTGTATAAATTATTTTTATACGTAAGTTATTTTATACTTAAGTTTTTAGTATTTTTGAAAATTTAAAATCGGCGTTTGAAATGTCCAAAGGTGTAAATTAATAAAATGCACTAGAATACATTTTTAACACTTTTTCTCTCTGTTCTTCATAATTAACAATTGGTTTTGGATATTTTATATCTTTATAATTAACATATTCGGTATCCCATTTAAGTATATCTTTGTTAGATACCTCTTTTAACTCAGGAATCCATTTCTTAATATATTCGCATTTTGGATCATATTCTTCAGCTTGACGCCATGGATTAAATACCCGAAAATAAGGTTGAGAGTCCGCTCCACCACCACTAACCCATTGCCAATTTCCATTATTATTTGCAACATCATAATCTGTAAGGGTTTGAGCAAAATATTCCTCACCTTCTCTCCAATCAATTAATAAAGTCTTGATTAAAAATGAAGCAACAATTAAACGAGCTCTATTATGCATATAACCAGTTATATTCATTTGCCTCATTCCTGCGTCTACAATTGGGAAGCCAGTTTCACCATTACACCATGCCTTAAACCAGTTAGCATTATGATGCCAGTGAATTTTATCATATTTTTGTTTTAAACTATGACCAATTACTCGTGGAAATTCATACATAACATTAGCATAAAAATCACGCCAATATAATTGTCTAATGAGTCCAGTTTTGCTGTGAAGTGCTTTATAAACTTCTCGAATTGATACACAACCAAATTTAATTGCAGCACTTAATTGTGTTGTTTGTTTATTTAAATCATTATGTGTAGCATTATAATTTTGAATACTTCTAACAGCTTTTGTTAATATTTTAATAGCCTCTGGACGTCCTCCATGTACTAGTATATCTGGATTTATTTTAGTAAATTTACTCATTGCTTGATCTAATGATATTTTATTAGAAATATTTACATCTTTACTCTTAAGAGGTAAATGTCTACTATTTGCTGGAATTTGAACCTTTATTTTAGATGCTGTATTATAATATGGTGTAAATTTTTGATATGGATCACCAGTACCAGTCTTAATTGAACCAGGTGGATGCAAATAATAATCATGATCATATGTAACAAATATTTTCATTCTTTGGCATAATTTAACAATTTCATTATCTCTCTCTCTAGCATAAGGGGTAATATCCAAATTAAATGCAACAATATTAATATCAAATGCCTTAATACAGTCAGCTATAACTTTATTATTCTTTCCATAAAAAGTATACAAATAACCACCTTGTTTTTTGATTTCTGAAGATAAATTTTCGAGCGATTCAATCATAAATTGTACAGAATTATCCGATTTATATTTATTTTCAGTTCCAACTTGTTCAGGAGTAAATATAAAAATTGTATAAATATTATTACATAATTCTGAGAGAAAATTTAATCCATTATTATCAATAATTCTTAAATCTCGTCTAAAAATAAATAAGCCATTTTCGAGTTTATTTGTCATATTATATTAAATTAATATATAAAATTATGAGTTTTAAAATAGTTTAAAAATTATTAATTTAATTATATTAAATTAAATGCATTTCTTTATTCATGATGATTTTAAACATTTGTTGGAAAAAACTACAGAAGAATTAATTTGTTTACATGAAGAATTTTCTAAAAAAAAAGAATTTCTTGAAGAGGAGAAAATAAAATTAGTTAAGGTTACACGTGATAACGAAAAAGAACAAAAGAAAATTGATGATTATATAAAATTTATATTTATTGAAATTAGTAATCGTAAAAAAATAGAAGATGAAAAAAGTATGATAACTGAAGATATCATGAGTATTGAAGGTTATAATATATTAAGTGAAAACGAACTTTCGATTATAAAAAAACAAATGGATAGAAGAGATTATTCAAAATATGGTAAATATCCTAGATGGATAGACTTAGAGAGAATTATCAGTTTTGTTATTAATATAAAAAAACAATATCCAAATTGGATATTAACAGCTTTATCTAGTGGGTGTCAACATGGTTCAATGCCTCCACAAACATTCTATAATTATGAATTTAGAGATGAAAAAAATATATATATTGATATAGGTGAAGGTAAGCTAACAAGTTCATTTAATAACGTAAGACATAATCTTCAAACCCACCAACTACGTCCTAAAACTTTAATTTGAGAGCCTTTTTTATATATATTCATATCTCTTATTTCATATAAATTTTCAAACCATTCGTTAATAAATTCTTTACAAGTAGATTCATCAACTTCTTGATTATATTGGTTTTTAATTTTCTCTCTAATTTTAATCATTGAATCGGCTAATTTATTTAAAACTTGATCACATGTTCTCATATCAGGTCGTAATCCAGCTTTAAATAAAATTTCAGATCCCCATGCGACACCAATGCCAGAAATTTTAGTTTGGTCTAGAATCAACCCTGCTAACATTTTTTTAGATTTAATCCAGCTATCAACTTCTTTGCGTAATTCATCTTCCGAACTGGTAAACCAATTTATGCCGAGATTTTTGGTTTCTTCAATATAATTATTAAACGGTATTTGGTCTCCATATATCCAACCTGTATTTAATTTTAGCAATTTATTATCATCTGATATAGATACTTTTCCTGTTAATCCAAATGACCAATTTTCACCTTCATTTTCATCATTAAATACAAATAAATGCTTACCATATGATTTAGTTTTTTCAGAATGATAAAATTTATTAATAGCTTCACTTAGAATCCAAATTTCAGGTCCTTCAGGCATTTAAATAATATACAAAATATATTTATATTATTTATAAAATTTATATTACCAATTAGTTAATTGTTTTAATCCAGACCAAAAGTTATCATTATTTTGTTTAGCTTTTTCAACTTGTTCAGCATAATAAAACGCAAGGGCTGCCGATTCTTCATTTTTGTCTTTATCTTGTTGATATAACTGCCTTAAACCTTCTTCTTTTGATAAAGGTTGGACTTGTGCAGAATCTCTATGACGTTTATATTCATCAACTGATTTAAATTTTTGAACTTTATTAAAATCATCTTCAGTAACAGGAATAACAGATTCAACATAAGCTTGTCTTAAATCAGTATAACCCATTCCTCCTCCACCAGTAAATAAAGAACCTGAAGTAAAATTACTATTATATTCTATTAAAGAAGAGCCGCCTACTGATGAAGATAAAAATGAGTCCCCAACACCTTTATATGGTGTTAACGCTTGTATTTCTTTTTTTCTTTTATCCATCTCTCTACCCATTGAATCTTTATTAATATTTTGAGGTGTAAAAATAATGTCATCATCAGATTTTAACCAATTACCATATCCATGTTCAACAGGATCTTCTAAACGATGTTTTTCAAATTGTTGATTAAACCAATCATTAAAATTTTTAGGGTCTTTAAGGTCTTTTTTTATATCAAACATTTTATCTAAAACTTCACTATTTTGTGAATCATAATATTCATTATTATCGTTAGTTTTTTTATTAGTTTTATTCTGAAATTCATATATTTCTTTTAACTTATTATAAGCTTTTCCAAAGAAAACAAAATATTTATTATCGAGTCGAGATTTATCAGGATGAGTTTTTAATACAATTTTTTTAGCTTCTTTCATGTTTTCTTCATTTAAAAATGCAGAAGTTTTAAAACCAAATAATTTATATAATTCTTCTCGTGAATAATTCTCAATATTTAAATCAAGTGCTTCATATTGATTTTTAGTATAATTAATATCAACCCGCTCAACCTCACGAGTTTGATTTTTAAATGGATCAACACCAGCAAAAGGATCAGCTTTATAATCGTTACCTGTATTTTTAATTTTAATACCAGTTTTTGAACATGTTGTCATAGAAAACTTATTTTTCTCATTATTTGATATCATTAATTATTTATAGTATTATTATTTATATTAAATTAACCTAAATAATAATTATTAAATTTGAATTTTTAATAAATATGAATTCCTAAATATTTATATATAAAAACTTTTAATTATTCATTATTTTTTTCAAAGACTCTATTATGATATACTGGATTATAAGTTTTAAATTCTTCGAGTCTTTGATTTTCAATTTCATCAATGTTAATATTTTTTGTTGTTGTATTTTATTATCGGAATAATATATGGCAGCATTAAGAGCAGATTTAGTTTTTTCTTATTGGATATATTTTTGGTATATATTGTATGCATTAAATTTAACATCTTATTCGCCCAAATTTCCATTAATAATTGGTTTAATTGATAATATTGTTATGTTGATTCTTATGTTAGTGTATGGTACAAGTACAAGGACAATTTTTTATTTTATAATTATAAATACACTTATTAAAGTGGTGCCATTATATTATTTAAGAAATGAACAAATCATGATGAAAGATATATGGTTTACTATTATATTGTTTACGATATTTGTATTTTGGTTACATTTAAATAAACAAAGCTTAATAGGTAATCTAAAACTTATACACGATTCTCTTTTATATGGTAAAAATAAAACTCCTTTTATGGCATTGATTAATAAGATAAAAAATAACTTTAAAGATTTGCAAATAATATAATTATGGAAATAAATTTAATATATAAATTTAAAGAACTCCCAGATGATTTGATTCATAAAATAATTAATTATACAGATATAATTGTATATAGAAATGGAAAGTATATTAATAGAATTAAAAAAAATAATGTAAAATATTCAATATTATACACTATTCCAAGACCAATAAAAATAGGAGAAAATAAGGTTTTATTAAAATTAATATCTTTTTCTTATGAAATAAAAGGCTATATAATAAAATATTTATATGATGAACAATTTATAAAAGTTTGTATGAAATTTGTAGTTAGAGTAACAGATGGTTTTGATAGATGTTATGAGTTACGTTCAAACTCATTATTTATACTTGATATAAATAATAAATGGTCAAAATTAATTTCATATAATATGTAAATTTATATTTTATCATAAAATAAGATATAGATTATTTTAAATATCTAAGCTAACAGTGTTACTGGCTGATTTTTTTCTACGTCCACTGCGTTTAGGCATATTACCTTCATTTTGTAAATCTTTTAAATCATTAATGCTAATAGTACTATTATCATTCATTTTCCCATCAAAAGTTGGTGTTGATGGTTGTTGAATATTTATTGTTTTAGTTTTAAGACCAGATAATATATCTGATATATCACTAGGTCCTTTCATTTCAGGTCTAGATACAGGTCGTTTAGATGTTCTATCTTGAATGTCTGGTCTTTCAAAATTCTCTCTAAGACTAATTCCATCTTCAAAATTACTCTTACTTAAATTAAGATCAGGTCTAGAAAAATTATTATTACCTGGTCTTCCCATAGGAGGTGGAACAGCATTAGGTCCTTGAGTTGCCATTGGTGGTGGTGGTCCCATTCCTCTTGGTGGTTCAGGATTCATCATATTACTCATAAATCCTCCAAATCCAGGATTAGTTTGTGCCATTGAATTAACAGCTGCATTTTGGAATGAACGCATTAAGTCAGGATTTTGACGAAGGATATCATCCATACCAGGCATAGCAGATTTAAACATAGTATTAGTCATATGAACCATCATTGCACTTCCACCGAGTTGAAAAAGAAGCTTTAATTCTGGTGCCATAGATGCTTTGCTTTTATATTTTTCATGTAGTTCACCAAAAATTTCATCATAATCAGTAATATTTTCTTGAATTTGTTCTGACCAACCATCTAATTTAATGTCAAATGGATCAAATTTCCCATTGAGAAACTCCATACCATTAATAATAGCCATTAACATATTTCCTTGAAATTTAATTGAATTTTGTTTAGATTTTTCATCCATAATAGTTTCATATTCTCCCATCATTTCTTGCAATGAAGAATCCATTGTATATTTCTTTGATAATTCAACACCTTTCTTTTCAAGAGCTTCTAACTTTCTTAAATATTTAAATTTTTCTCTTAACATTTCTTCTTTTGATAATTTAGGTTCCATTGGTACTTGTTTATCTGGATTTAATGGAATATTATTAAATTTTCCATATCCATCCCATGTTTTGTTATCATTTTCAGTCTCAGATGTAGCTTTACCTAAATCTCTAGATGACTCAAACCCACCTAAACGAATAGAAGGTTCTTCACTAAATGAAACAGAAGGTTTATCAAAAAAATCTGATTTAGGTGCAAAACTACTAGTATGTATGTCTTCAGTCAGATCATTTAATTCATTTTCAAGTTTACTTAAATCTTCTAAATCAATATCACTAGTAGGTCTACTACTTTCTCTAACTTTATCATTCATTAAAAGCTCTAAACCTCCACCAAAATTAGTTGAACGACCGAAACTACTATCATTCAAATCAAGTTCTGTAATTTCCATTAAATCTGACATATTTATTGATTAAATAGAACATTTAATTTTAAGTATTACGAATTACAATTAATATATTTAAAATTAAATTTAAAATTATAAATTATAAATTATAAATTATAAATTTTTATTATTGATAAACCATAATCCTTGTAAAAAAGCATCCGATAAATCATCTTTCTTTTTATGTTTATTAAAAAAATTTAAATGTTCATTAAACCTAAAATCTGTAGTTAATAATCCTAAACATTTGTCTATTCCTAATTTTTTTCTGTCACTATATTTTTGTTTATCTTTTGCATCACAATCTTTAAGTTTATTAGATGATGATATAAACTCTATATATTCTACATTTAAATTAGACATAATAAAATATTGAACAATCATTCCTTGAATAGTTTTCATTCTAATTGCAAGCGGTCCTATTTGATTTTCAATGATTACATAATCTATTTTAGCTTCATCTTTAAAAGTTACATTAAATTTATTTTTAATGTTCATTCCAATATTAAATAAATCAACTTCATTAGCCTTTTTACTTTCAATTGTTTCAAAATATGTATTTTGAATATATTCATTAATTAATTTTACTAAATCAGTCTTTTTAATTTTATTATCATAATTAATATTATGACTTTCTGCAATTTCATATAAATTAGATATTTTTTGCTTATTTATAAATGAAGGTTTTTGTTCAGATGTTGGTATTTGAAATTGTTGTTTTTTTGAATGTTTAATACAATAACATTTATCGTTTTTTTTAAATTTTGCTGGTTTATTACAGACTTCATTTTTTTCAATAATTCCACATTTAAATGTTTCCTCTTCTGACAAATTAATAATATCCCATTTTGTTACCTTAAAATGTTGAGCTGTTGGGGATTTATCAAAAAGACAAAATGCTAAATTTTTGATTCCAACATCAATCGAAAGTATTTTCATTATAATAATAAATTATAAAAAGTTATTATTATATTATTTTGTTAACAATTTTATTTTTTTTGATGACATCTTTTATGTAATACTTGTAAATTATCAGGTGTAGTTGGTCCTCCAGAACTCCAAGATGTAATATGATCACCTTCATATTCATCGGTTTCTTTAATAATTAATTTACATAATGGACAAATATTATTTTGTAAAGTTAATTTTTCTAAAATTTGTTTTTTAGTAAAAAACCTAGTATGATCATCTTTACTTAGCGTATCATTAATTATTTTATCAATGTTATTAATAACATTTCTTTGAAATGTAGCATTTCTACTTCCTCCTATAAGTGTTTCAGTTAAAATTAATTCAAAAGAAGTTTTAAGATTATTGGAAATTCTATTAAATAAAGGATATGATTTAATTAAATGACAACATCTTGAAATAATAAATTTATAAATTAAATAAAATTTTTTGAATAATTTTTTATCATTAGAAATTAGGTTATTAGTATAAAAATCTTTTGTAATTTTATGTATTAAATTTAATCTATTTTCAATATCAATACTGTTATTTTTAACAAATTCAATTACTGATTCATTAGTTTGTCCAATATTATTTTTAATCCAATCATCAGATAAATTTGCAATAGATGACCAACAATTAGGTAATTCATAAGACAAAATTAATAGTTCAATAATTTCAACATCAATATTTCCTCGTTGATCTTTTTTTTGAAAAAAGTTTAATGAAATAAAGTTTTGTTTGTGTTTTGCAATTATTTCATAAAATGGCATCAAAATTACCTTGTTAAATTCATAATCTGTTAAAGTTTTACTAGAACGATTTAGGATTTCATACATATCTCTCAATTTATTTCTATCATTTCTATATGTTGAATCTAATTTATTAAAGATGAAATTATAATTTCGTATTTTTGCTTTATCATTAGAATCTAAGTCTTGAAATTTTTTTTTATTATATATTTCTCCATCTAAACTCAATAAATAATTTCTATTAATTGAGAATTCGTTATTTAAAAAAGAAAGTGCTGTAGTAATTCTATGCATTCCATCCAATATTTCTTCTGATTCTTCATCATCATTTAATACAGTCCAAATAGGATTAGTTGCTCGATTAAGTAACATAGATTCAATAAATCTAGTTCTCAATTTATCATCCCAAGCTTCATAACATCTTTGAAAATCAGGTAATTTATTTATATAAACTTGACTCGCAGCTAATGCAGTTTCTTTATTAGTTCTTAAATTAATTATAGATAGCGATATATTCTCCATTAGATCTATTTATAATATAATTAGATCTAAACTCTTTAAATAGTTTTAAGGTAGATTATAAAATAAATATAAAAACAAATATAAAATTTTATAACAATAGTCAATACATAAGTGGCGAGTTTTATTCTAAAAATGTGAAAGAATTAAAACATATATTTTTATAAACATATTAAACACTAATTGATATTTATTATTTAATAATAATGGAAAACAATAATGAATTGTTAGTTAAAGTTGATTTATTAGTTTCAAAAATTACTGAATTAGAAAAACAAATGGATACGCTTAAAAATGAAAATGTTAAACTTCAAACGCAAATTACTCACGAAAGAAACAGATTAACTAATTACTTTAATCACCATTTAGGTATGCCTTATGAAAGACAAAGACGTTTAGATACGAATGGTCCATTTTAACACTTATATTTGATTACATTAATATTTTTATTTTAATAAAAAAATTGAAATAAAAAATGAATAAGCAATATAAAGATAACTAATAAACAAATACAATGGAATACGAAAACGTTATTAAAGCAATTGATAATTTAAAATATATTAATGATCAAGCATGTTCCGGTCTTATTGGAGAAAAAAAAGACATAGAAAATATTATTGAAATTGCTAATTCTTTTGGTTATACATATACAAATGAAGATTTTGAAGGAGTCGAGTTATATTATAAAAACATATTTAATTTACAAAGTGATATAATTGAAATTGTAAAAAATAAAATTAATTTACTTGATAATACAACATTTAGATATTGGAAAATTTATCGTGATTTTAAATTGTATTTTAGAAGAGTAGAAATTAATATACCAAATTTAACAGAAGAAGAAAAAATTAATAATCCAGAATACATAGGTCAACTTGTTATGAACGAAGAAAATAAAGAACTAACACAAAAATCATATGATTTAGGATATAAAATTTGCGGTTTATATTTATCTTATTATATTGAAGATAAAAGTAAAAGATTAGAACATTGTGAAAATTTATTAAATGAATTAACAGATAAAAATGAAATTTTAAAAGTTAATAAATATATATCAAAACTTAAAAAAATTTATAAATTATAATTTATTTATTTGAATTGTTACTTAAAGTAGATTTGAAACAACATAGCGTAAGATTTAATTATCAAGGTTTTACAGAACATAAATCATATCGTATTGGAGATGGTAAGTAATTTAGAAAAATATATAAAGATAATTTTATATTATAATTAAATGACAGAATACAATATTTATAGTAGTTTTTTAATGGTATGCGATTGTAAATCATATAGAGATACATTAACTATCAATTCATATATTTCGGTTCAATTTAAAATAAATAAATATGACATAAAATATTTACTTAATTACAAAGAAAAACCAGTAGAATATGATATTTTATTACATGATTTATATAAAGATGAGTATTGGGTTTTAGATAGAAACTATATCATTAATGAAAAGCAATTTGATAATATAAATTATGACGATATAGTTAAATATGTAATTCAATACGTAGAGGATAATAATAGAATTTTTAAGTTATGTTTTATTGAAATGAAGCATTTTTTATTGAATAAATTAAATAACACCAATATTGTAATATTTAATAAATTGTTTGATGATTATTATAAAGAAGCAATAACAAATAAAATAATTGTTAATAATTATTATAATACATTTATTAGTATCTTAGAAGAGACTAAAGAAGATGATAAAATTGGTAATTATTTTTTACTTAATCACGAAGATTTTTTTGATGAGATGTTAAGTCAATATTGTATAACTCATTATCATAAAGAAATAATTACTGATGCAAATTATATTATTACAACTATAAATAATTTGTTAAAATAACAAAAATTGATTTAAAAATTGATTAAATATTATAATTCATCCAAATTAAATTTAATAAAATCTTCTTCTTTTTCAGTATAAACTACTTCATCAACCTCATCTGGAACTATTATTTTTATTTTTTGTATAAGCATATTGTAATATATATTATG